TATAATATATAATACATAATTTGTTTATAAATTAAATAAAAAATAATAAAAAAAAGATGCCATTACCACATTTTACCAATTTAAAACAAACTGGAACACCGGGAGTTCCTGGTTCATTACCAGAAGAAGTTGTGTATCTTAACTTATTTGAGATAACTTTTATCTTACCTACAATATTAGTAGATGATCAAGGTAGAGACCCAGTTCTTTTGTTAGAAAATGCTACAAAAGTAAACTTAGGAGGTGCTAACCTTACAGCCTTTGATGTTGGACAAGCTACTCAACGTTTTAAGTATTCAACAAGAGAGTTTTTAACTACACCAACTAAAACGTCTGGTGAACTTTCTATACCATTCCAAGTCAATGTTAATGATGCTGGTTCAATGGAAGTTTGGAATACGTTAAAAGCTTGGTATGATTTGTTATTTAACTCTCAAAATGGTTATACTCACTATAAAGCAGACCTTATTGGTTCTATTATTGTAAACCAACACGATAAAAAAGGTGTTGTGTTAAGAAGAGTAACTTTTAATAGTGTTCAGTTAAAGTCATTGACTGGTTGGGATTTAGATTGGTCTTCTAATACAATCGTTCAGGATGTTACAGGAACATTTGTATGGGATTACTTTGTTGATGAATACATTGATAGTGCTAGTGAGCAAACTGTTGCGGCTCCTACTGGATTATACTAATACTAAAAATATTTAGTAAAACCCTCTTTAATAAAGAGGGTTTTTTTTGTGCAAAAAAAACCCTCAGAATCTGAGGGTTTTTTATTTAAAATTTAGGGACATTGTTTGTCATACTTTGTGCATTTCTCATCATTGAGTTTGCATCGAAGTTACCCATTTGTTTGTTTTGAGCTTCTTCGTCTTTCTTTCTCTGTTTTTCTTCCTCTTCAACAATCTCATTAACAATTTTAATATTTTCTTCGAACATCCAAAATGGCCATTTATCAATTGATAATTCTTGAAGATTGAAATGTTTCTGAAGTAAAAGTTTATTCTTTAATATATGCTTCAAAGGCATCGTGAATAACGAAAATGCCTGAGGCTCCGTTGGGAAATTGCATATCTGTGCGGACCTCCTCTCCGCACGAACAATCATATTTCAGTTCTTTTACACCAAATGTCATTTTACCTATGGCTGAATTCAAAAATTGAAATGATATATCATCCATATCTTCAAATTCGCGTAGTTTTGATTTTATACCATCGTATGTTATAGATGTTCTACCAGGTAACATAAAAGGAATTATTTTCAAGAAAGAAAGGTTTGGTGTTCTTTTTTCTTGATTTTCTTTAATGATATAATCTGTAAAAGATTTTTGTAAACCAATATTTGGAGGTGTCACCTCGAATTCTTTTCCGTTTTTCAATCTAAAATGAAAAGAATTTGTAGATGGGCTGTAGAATTTTTCTAATTTTTCATCTACGTCATAATATACAAATGTACTTCTTTTTATTTCTATTTGTGTTTCTGTATTACAAGCTTTACAATTTGTTTTTACTGATAGACTATTTCCCTGTTGAAAAGTCAATTCTCTTATAAGGAATATCAGATATAATCTATCTTGGTCTCTAATTTCTAAATAAGAACCAACTCTACCGTCAGAGTATTTTACTCTTATACAAGATTGTAACATAGAATTCATCTTTTCTACTATATCGTAAAAGTTATTATCGTCAACCATTGAATATGCTTGAATTTCTTTTACTTGTGCTGCTCTTACTTGTAGTAGTGTTCCGGATGGATAAAACTTACCGCAAGGTAATTCTTTTACATCAAAACTGAAGAAATGTAAGTCATCTACTCTTTGTTCTATCACGGGTTCTGCATTTTGGAAAGGTATATCGCTAAATTGATTTTTACCTTGATCCATTTCGGTCAAATGTCTTTTTAAGTATTCTTCTTCAGACATTTCATTCTTATTATTTGACATATTAATTTGTTATTTTTTAAATATATATTCTATATAACTATTCCTCTATTATAATAATTAATACGTTAAAAGTTTAATATAAAACAAAAAACCCTCAATAAATTGAGGGTTTCTATTTTTATTTGATTAAATTAAGGATTTATAAATCCACCAGCGCTTATAGCTCCTGTTCTTAGAATTGTGATATTGTTCACAATAATACCCATACCTTTAATTGGTTCTACATAGGTATCAAGAACACCAATTTGATTATCTATAATCTCTGGTGTATTGTTTTCTTCGTCCATTTTGTTGAAGAAGTTATAAAGACCATTTCTACTTACAAATGATTCACAAATAGAGTCAGCTCTTAGTTTAATTTCCGCTCTAACATCAGATGTGTTAAATTTCCACTGATAATCAAGTAACATAGCTGATAAATCTCTTTCAAGTTCAATCAATACCTCTCTAACGTGAATGTAAGATAGAGCTGATTTGTAAAGTGTTTGAGCAGTGTTTTCAGTTTCAATTACATATCCTCTGTTTCTTTTGAATACAAGTGGATTCATTTGTGCTTGATTCATATACTCTACATCACTCGGTGTGAAATCCATTTCAAGTCCGTTTATATTTGTAATTCTACCATTAGTAATACCAGCTGATATTGTCCACGGTGTAACAGATGTGACATTTGAAATGTGTTTTCTCATAAATGTAGTTGCTACGAATGGTGCTGGTGGGTGTTCTAATGGTCTACCGTTGTCATTAATTAACACGTATGGACTAAAGTAACCTACACAAGTAGAACCAGCTCCTTCTCCAAAAGAGTAAAGGAATGCCGGGTTGCTTTCAGGATCACCTCCTTGTGCAACATATTCTAATTGTAACACACCCTCTGCGTTTACAAATGATGGTGAAGAAGAGTTTTTGAATTGTCTCAAAGATGGCATATTTAATATACCAAATGCGTCTAATCTTTCACCACATATATCAACTAATTGTTGTTTTGATCTCTCAGTAAGACCTAATCCAAATGAATCAATTAGATATCTGAAGTCTATTGCCTCTTTATTTGTAATTGCTTTGAATAAAGGTGTTCCTTTAGATACTAAGTTTAGTATTGAATTTTGTCTAGTTTCTGTACCATCTGGTAAAGATGCTTGTCTTATTCTGAATCCATCCAAAGGAATTGCTTTGTATGTAGTTACATAATTTTCGATGGAAACGTATCTCATTGTTTGATAATCACCACCAAAATTGTATTTTTTAATTCTAGCATCACAAGTTACTTCTGTAAGAGTAGAGTCACCTGACCAAGCTCTTTTGCTAAGAATTCTTGTTAGTTTTCTTGGATATTGACCTAATTGTAGAGTACTTTCGTCTACATAAGCTTCTAAGAAATCACCTACTTTTACTTCAGTATATCTATCACCTTTGATAAGTATCTTATTTGGTGTTTGAACATATGATGTAGGTATTTCAATCTCAACTGTTTGTTTAAGATTTGATTTATTAGATTGAATATAGAATGTATTATTAGCTTCAATATTAACATCTTCATCTGATTCAAGAAGTTCATCTAAAAATTCTACTTGTAGGTCTCCGTCATTTTCAAGATACATTTTTAAGTAATGTTTCTTTAAGAAATTATAAACAAGATTTTGCTCAGGTAAGTATTCAAATTCAACTTCCTCATTAATCTGGTAAGCGAATCCATTTGGTATACCCAATTCATTAGCTAATTCATTTGGTGTCATTAACGGATCAACCGCATTTGTTACTATGGTGAATGTGCCTTTATTTAATTGAGCACCTGGGAACAAAATTTGTTCATAAGTCTGAAAATCTAATTGAATTGCCGCAGCAGTGGCTGACATCGCATCTGTTTCAAAAACAATGTAGTCATATCCTGCATATGATGAAGTAAGACCCGCAGCTACTTCTCCGTCTAAGAACGTAATGTCAACCATTTCACCTAATAAAGTGTTTGTTGAACCACTATAATCTTGATAAAGTCTGTTGCTGTAGAAGAAGTCTCTAGTATTTGTAATACCATCATAGTATCTTGAATAAAACTTAGAATATTTAGCCACGACACCGTCTGTTGTTGTTGCTGCTGATTCTTTTGTAGATACTGATTCAGAACCAAGAATAAATTCGTTATCTAATGTATAAATAACAAGTTGACCCTGTAATACTTCTGATAATTCAGATGAAGTTAGTCCTGTTTTCAAAACAAAAGATTTGTTTTGAGTTGAATTAGTTTGAATATCACTAATTTCAATTTGGTCAAAACTAATTTTTCTATAATTTTTAGTTTTTCCTAAGTTTAGAGACATTTTATTTTTATTAGGGCTATCAATAAGATTTACTAATCTATTAAACATTTTAAACCTTCTGTATTGTGCATAGTTTCTTACTGAAGGTTGTGTGTTTGTGCCTAAGAATTCAATTTTTATTGAATCTCCAGAACCAACGCCATTCACTTCTGATATATAGAAGTCATTTCCTGATGCTGTTCCAAAGTTAAGGTTTTTGAATCCGTTAGAGTCAATTGTTACTCTAGACATAGTTTTTCCACCAGCGAATTGACCATTGCTACCTATTCCGAATGTTACATAACCTAAAACTACATCTGTGCTACTTACCGTCGGATAATTAGTGCCGTCAAATGCTAAAGTAGATGTTATTGTTTTAAATTCTCCTGTAGAGTCTACAACAAAAGTTGCTACATATGAGTTTGTGCTAGATGATATAGGATAATCACTAGAATTAACAGTCAATGTTTCTGTAGTTGATGATGTAGTTGATAAAGTTATATAAGTATCACCAATAATAGCAAAAGCTCCTGCGCCTACATTATAACTAATTGAAATAGAACCAGTTCCAGTTAAGCTTGTTGTTCCTTCTTCCACGTTATAAACTGACCCTTCACCAAACCATCCAGTTCTATTATCACCGTTATTGATAACTGCTGATGTTGTAGCAGGATCACCGCCTCCGTTAGGTCCGTAAATACCTGATTCACCAAAAGCGTGTTCATCCTGACCTTGATATCCTGAACTATAAGCACCGGTTGCTCCAAATATAGATGTTACGTTTCCTGGTAAATCTAATGGAACTGCTGTTATTTCAATTTGTTCAGCAATTGTTTCTTTATATGATAAAAAGTCAATATCTGCTTCTACTTGGCCAACAATTGTATTACCAATTATATCTAGCAAACCATTGTAGTAATCATCTTCTACTAAGTCTGTGTTGAATGCGCAGAATAAACCAGTTCTATCTGTGTCTCTGTTAATAGTGGTTTCAATGAAAATATTTCTACCATTTAAATCTCTAAAATATGGAATTAATGATAAACCTTCGTAGTATGCTAGTAGGTTTACATTTCTGTCATTGGCAAAATTTCTAATTTGTTCTTTTCTAAGACCCGATGCGTTAAAATAAGCACTCCATCTTGTATCAACAGCTAGTTCTTGATAGTTTGACCAGTCTCCTCCAACTACAACTACATCTACTAAATAGTCAGATGCGTAATCTTGTGGATTAACATAGGTTGGCATTTTGTCAATAGAACCGTACCATTCTAATAGAGTTCTATTGAATCCAACTAAACTTGATTTAAAAATAAATACTGATATTGCTCTGTCGGAAAGATTAGTGAAACTAAATGCTCTCTCTGCATAACCTGTATTATTTTTAGTTAAGTTAATGAATGACTCAGTATCTCTTTTCCAGAACCCTGTTGTATCGAAAAATCTTCTATAAGGACCATCTCTTAAAATGTCATTATTATATTGTGCTGATGAAGACATTGATTTATAATCAATTAAGTCTAAATTATCATCTGTCATTAAAAGATTCATCGCGAAAACTGGCGCTGTCTCAAGCATTTTTGCAACTGTTCTATGAAAGAAAGAACCTTTTCTTTCAAGATTTCTGTCCAATTGACCAAAAATGGCTTCAAAGTCACCAACTGTCTGTACTCTAATTGGTGTATTCACAGGTCCTTTTTTAGAAACACCTATGATAAGGTTAGTTATACCTTCAACAACTGGAGAAGCGATTATTGAATTGTCAAATTCTTCTATGAAGATTCCTGGTCTCTTGTATTTTCCAATTTGAATTGCCATATTGTTATTTTAATTTTTTAATTTAAAGTATATATAAAACTTTTAAAATGATATTTTTTCTATTTTTTCTCTGTTTCGGATATTTTTTTGATATATTCTTCCATATCCTCTTTCATTTGAGACATTTTTTCCTGATGTTCGGTAGTTAGCTCTTGTATTTCTTTTTGTTTATCAACAATTTTTTTGTTTTTTTCCGCTATTCTATTCTGAACATCTGTTAGTTTACCAACAATTGCGGCTTTAGTCTCTGAGTCTTTCACTAAAGTTGATTCTTCTCTAAAGTCATCTGCTCTTAATTTATCTTGAACTAACTCTTTATGAATAATATCAATTTCTTTGGTTATTCTTGCAATGTTGTTATAATCTACTAAAAATGGATTTCTCTCTTCTGATTCTTCACCTAAAATTGTTTTAATCTTTTCACCTGTCTCTTCTAAATTTTGAGAGTTTTTATAGACTTCATCAATTGCTTGTTTTTTTGACTGATATTCAGTAAGATGTTTTTTCAAAAGATTAAGTTTATCTTTTGATAATTTTACATCTTCTTTATCTGTGTCTTTAATTTCAAACTCATCTTCTTCTAAAAAGAGTTGATATTTTTTCAAATATTTCATTATACAATTGTACTTTCTCTCGTATTTGATGCTAGTCTATCTGTTGCGAAACCTTTTGCGTTTTTATAGCTGTAGTTTTCTAGCAAATACTTATTTTTTTCTTCGTCTTGACAAAGCCATTTTCTCGAAATAGTTTTTTGTTTTCCTAAATCAATGCTTGATGTGCTGTCAGATTTTAATCCTACAAGATTTACAATCGTTCCTTTTCTTATCATTTTATTGAAGTTTTGTGGTTTCATTCTCATAAGATATACATCTCTATCAAGTTCAGCCAATAATGATGAGTCTTTGAATGTCACTTCACCACCTTTTTTCTCAAAATCATTTCTGATATACTTCAATATGTTGAAGAATGTGCTTGAGTGGATAACATACAACAAATCATTATTCCCTTCTAAGATTAGGAAATATCTTTTTTCTGTTGTAAATTCTTTATTTTCTTTTAATTTTTCTTTTTCTTCATCAGATAGACCATCTTTAGGTATCATGTCAACTTCTAGTTTAATTATAGTTCTTTTCAAATCACCAACATTTTTGATTTCGAATTCTTTATCTTCAAAACTTAATTGAGTAGATTTTACTTTTTCTGCTATTTCTTGAGTCTGCTTAGTCTCCTCTGCACCACCAGGTGATATAGCTTCAGGCTTTATTTCACCAGCGGATTCAGTACCAAAGTATTTTTCAATGAATTCATGCTGTGCGCCTTTACCTGTTTGTCCTTGTCCATAGAGCTTAGAACCATCTAACAAATCATTTATTAGTTTTAGAAAAATAGGACCAGCTGCTTCTTTTAATTCATCACCTACTCTTATTTTAGTTTTCTTTGAAAAAATCGGTTGATATTTTCTATCTCTAGTTATGTCTAAAACTGCATTTTCCCACATATTAAATATTCTATTGTTTCTGTATGGTCCATTAGTACCTGACAAATTTTCACCAGAACCAAAGCTACCCCCACCAACAGGTGTGTACTCATTTGAAACACCTCTTGAAATTTTACCACCCGTTCTTCCACCTGGTATAGAATTTACTGTGTATAATTTGTAAGCTCGGTTAAATAACTTCAATACTGAGATAATTGGATCCATTCCATCCAGTGTTAATGCTGTTTTGACTTCAACATTTATTTTAACAACCTCTTTTTTAAGTTCTTTGTATTTTTGTTCTGTAACTAAGATTTTAGATATTTTAGATTCATAAATTTCTGTCCAATATGCGGATAGTATAGATTTTTGATTAGAAATAGTTACAAACTCAACATCTTCAAGTTTCTGAGCTTTATTATCATCTCCCTTACTCGTATTGTCATCTGCTTCATTTATTTTTCTGAAGCTATTATATCTCATTAATTTTCTAGAACTAAAAGAGTCCATTACATCAGAGATATTTTTATTTACCTCTTCTTTGTCTTCATCTGAAGTATCTTTTGTTTTTTCACTTGATAGAATATTCTTCATTGTTGTATTGAAACTTACTAATGCTGATTTCATTTCTGGACTTATACCATCAAAAGAACCGTCTGGTTTTTGTTTTGATACATTATATAAATTGTTAATTGAATCGGCTATTTTTGTATCATTAGATAACAATACATTTATGTCCTCTTTAATTAAAATTCTTTCTGATATTCCTTGTTTTTTTCTAATTTGAGTATAGATTCTATCTAAAGCGCCAGAGAATTTTGATGCTAACTGATTTTCTTCACTCATTTTTAAGTAAGATTCCAGACTTTTTATAGTATCCGGTTCTATTTGTATAAATGTGTCATATGTCTTTTTTAATTGTAAAAGCACGGGTGATTGTTGGTTTGCCTCGAATAAAAAAGAATCTGTTACTCTAGAAAGATTTTTATTATCTACCTCAGCAGTCACTTCTTTGTTTGACTTACCTAATTCAGAGCCTGGACCAACTTCTTTTCCAGCCACTTCTTTTCCAGCCACTTCTTTTCCAGCCACTTCTTTTCCAGCCAATATATTTTTACCTTTGTATAATTCCGCTTGTTTGTCTTTGGCTGATTTATATTGAATCATTAGCTGAGCAACTGATTTAAAGTTTTCGTTGTAAGACTTGGATTTTGAGTTGTCTTTATTTTCTTTATCCTCTTCATCTTTTTGCGCGCCTTCTTCTTCTTCTTTGAACTTCTTCTTCATTTCTTTGACTTGTTTTTGAAGTTCCTGTAATATTTTTATCAACTCATCTTGATTGTCTATTTCAACACCGATTTCAACAGAAATATCCTGTATAAGAATAATTACTTCGGTGATTATACTATCGACTTCTTTTAGATAGTCTTCGTCTTTTATTGGTGTCATTTTATCATCAGAAATCTCAAAGTTGGCTATATCTGCTAACTCATCAGAATCATCTCCTGTTGAAGCACTATCTATAATCGCAAGTTTAATATCTCTTATTATAGTACAGATAATTATCATTACCATTTTTTTCTTATCTTCCTCGGATAACTCACCTACAAGCGAATATTCAATAATATTGTCAAATTCTGTTTTTAACCTTCTTATTAATGGTTGTATTCGAACTATATTAACTCCAATACCTATTTTTCTCCTTATTGCATTAACTAATCTTCCGACTAATGTATCACCCCAAGGCACATCATTACTAAATGGACCAGAGTTAGTCATGTCAACAGACTCATTTAGTTTAAAATCTTCATATTTTACTGTTTTTATAGCATTGAGAAATTCGTCTCTGTTATTTAGATATTTCATTCTAAAAAGTAATTTTTTAGGTATATATTAAATCTAAAACATCTATTTCTAAAAAATTTTCAATAAAATATTTGTTTATTTTTAAATAAGCCTTATATTTGTATTATAAAAATTACCACTATGAACATAATTTGTATAGACTATTCAATCACAAAAAATCAAGATCTTAAACTTATCTGTGATAAATACAGCTTAATTTTTGAAGAGATTTTAGAAAAAAGAACTAAATATAATCTACATAAGATTTTTATAGATTTAGATTCTCATAAATTATTTGCTTACACATTTAATAGCGATAAACAAAAGGTTCACTTTACTGACGTTGTTGATAGTGTTTTTCTTTCAATTCCAAATTGTGTTGTTGAGATTGATTCAAATATTTCTATTGAATTAGATGTGGATAAAATACTTGATAAAATACATAAATATGGTATGAGTTCTTTGGTGAAAGAAGAAAGAGAATTTTTAGACGAATTTTCAAAATTATAAAATTGTAAAAAACCGAGTAAAAACTCGGTTTTTTTTATTTAAAATAATTTTTTTTTAATAAATCTTTGAATTTTTTAAAAAATCCACACCTAACAAATATTTGATAAAAATTACAGAATATATAACTTATAATTTATTATTTATTATGGAATTTTTAGAATTAAAGTATAATGGAAAAACTTATACTAACCAAAGAGAAATCATAAATATACTAAAGTCACTGAAATTTTATTGGTTAATAGATGCTGAGGTCGATAAGGCTATAGTTGAAATTCATAATAACACACTGATTTGGCATGAGGGTATTTTTATGAATGGGGATTGGTTATATGGTATATTTAAAAATGGTGGATTTTATGGTAATTGGTTGAATGGAATTTTTGAAGACGGCTATTTTAATGGTGTATGGAATAGTGGTATTAGACTAAACAAAAAATAATAATTTGTTATGAAGAAGAAAAAGTTATTACTTGAAAACGACCCATCAAAAACAATTTTTTCTGATGGTAAAGTAAAAGTAAGTAAAAATAATTCTGTTTTTTTCTTTGAAATTGGTAAAGAGATGACGCAGGATTTAGCAGAGGCCGTGGCAATAATGATGAGAGAAGTTGATTTTAAAAGTGATATCTGGAATTTAGAAATACAAGATGTGAATATTGAAGACATAATACCAGAAAAAAGTTTATTTTGGTTGACTGGTGGTTATAATGAATGGAGAGTTTTAGAACATTATAACAGACCATGGTGTGAGGCTTATTTAGATTTTCAAGAAGAGTTTGGTTTTATAATAGTTAACACTATAAAAAGATCAAAAAAATTATATGAGATAAGAGACAATTTTATAAAATATTTGAATTTGCCTATACTTTATGATTTTGCGGTAAGTAAAAACTTAATAAGATAAAAAAGCCTCTCGTTTGAGAGGCTTTTTAGTAACTAATTTTTTTTATATATACATTATGGAAATGATACCTAAAATTTGTCAAAATGCTTGGTGTAAAGCTCAATTTTATTTTACAGAAAATGATATGGTTGAAAGTGATGAGACCGGTGAGATAGTAAAAATTGAACCACCCTATTGTCCTAAATGTAAAAGTTTTAATACAGAGTTAAGTGGTGGTGTTTCGTGGGAAGAAAGACAATATGAAGATGATCCATTTGCTAGTGGTCCATTTCCAATAAAATATAGAGTAACTAATTATAAGTCATGAAATCAGCACATTTTTTTGATTTAGATGTTTTAATATCAGTTAAAAGTGATGTTTGGATTGTTAGTAAAACAAATCCTAAGTATCCTATAATAAAAATTACTACTTCAGAGTTCAACCTTATAAAAAAAGGAGTTTATAGAAAATATAATACACCTTTAAAGATTTCAAATATAGACTATTGGTTACCTGAAAATTTATATAATGATATTAAAATAAAGTGTAAGAACCATAGAGTTGATATTACAAGTTTGGCATTTTCAATGCAGGAGTTCATGAATTCTGAAATAATTGATAACTTAGAACATTCTATATTATTACATAATTTTCAACATCTAAAGAATACAAACGATGATATTTATGTGATATGTTCAAAGAATTCAGAAAATAACTATTTACCTATAATAAAAAAATTGAATGTAAAATTATCTGAACTTGGTCTAAAAATAGAAAAATTCTATTATCTATCAGAGACTTTTTATAATAGAGACACTGATTATATCACTCATAAAAAAGTTAGATTATTGATACAACATTTGATAGGAAAAAAAACAGATGATAATAAATTTATAGAAGAAGACATAAAAAAATATCAAAATGTTTATTTTTATGATGATGAGGTCAAGGTTATAGAATTGGCTAAAAATTCTGCTCAAATGTTTGATTTTTTAATTTCAAACACAGATAAAGATTTAGTTTCAGTCATAAAAAGTGATTTGAAATCACAGGAACATTTTATTTTTGTAAAACAAGTCACACACAATCTCGCAAATCCTATTCAAGAAACAAAAGTCCCAATAAAATTTTCAAACATAGTAAAAACGTTTGAGAGTTTTAAATACAGGTATTAGTCTTTCTTTTTGTTATCTTGATCTTTTGCTATCATTGCTGATTTTATTAAATCGTTTAACTTTCTGTTGTCAAAAATCTCACCATTTTGGTTTTCTGGGTTGTTCTCCTCGGTAATATTTTGTGATTTTATTACTTCTGGATTTTCTATGTCATTTAATCCTAAATCCTTTCTTAATGTTTTATAGAATTTTTCTAATTCGGTTCTTTGTCCTGATAAAAATTTAGAATTTTCTCTAATTTGTCCTATGGTTTGATTGACAACTTCATGCATTCTGGCTGAATTATCACCATTATCAACTTGTCTTAGTTGATTTAAAAAGTTTTTTCTCGTCATTTTAGATAAAAAAATAGCCTCAGCGTAGACTGTTGCGTCTTCTTTCATTTTATTTTTTATGTAAGGATGTTCTTTTAGTTGAGGTACATCACTGAGATACAAATCTACAAGAGATTCTAATACATCCATTGACTGATGTGAAGAGGCTGTTAAGTCCGAATCGTAGTCATATATTTCAATTTCGCCTAGATCCGGTAAATCATCCGGTGATGCTAAATGCTTTGATATATCAAAATCACCACCTTCTGATTGAATTTGGTCAAATTCGTCTTTAATTCTATTTCTTTCATTTTCTGATTTAGACATAGAGATTCGGTTTTTGCAATATATATAAAAAATAACTTCTCTGTATGGCTTTTAATGAAGCTCAAGAAAAACAAATGATATTTACTACTAAATTAGTAGATGAGGCAACAGATAAAATAAATGATGGTATTGTTGTAAAGCGATATCAAAATCCTTGGTTGAAAAGTGAAGTTGGATTAAGAAGATCAGGTGTGACTTTCAGAATGACACCAGATGAGCAACAGGAATATGTTAGATGTGCATTAGATGTGCATTATTTTGTTGAGAAATATTGTAAAGTAAAAAGAGAAGATGGTAGTATAGGTAATATACTTTTAAGAGATTATCAAAAAGAGATACTTGATAATTTTATTAATAATAGATTTAATATATTAATGGCATCAAGGCAGGTTGGTAAAACAATATCTTCTGCAATTTTCATGTTGCATAAAATTTTATTTGATAACGATAAAAACATAATGATAGTTGCTAATAAAGGTGATACTGCTGTTGAAATTGTTGATAAGATAAAGTCAATTTATTCACTACTACCATTTTTTTTAAAACCAGGTATAAAAACTTGGAATCAAAAATCGCTGACATTTGAGAATGGTTGTCGAATCAAAACATCTGCTAGAACTAAAACACCTGCTATTGGTTTTACAATAGATGTGCTTTACTTAGATGAGTTTGCCCATATACCATCTAATATAATAGAGCCATATTACACCGCTGCATTTCCTACAACAGCCGCTGTTCAAAATTCTAAAATTATAATTACATCAACTCCAAATGGTATGAATTTGTTTCATAAATTACTTACAGATGCTGAGAGACCTCAGGGTGATCCATTAAAAAACAACTATAAACCAATGAGGGTATACTGGTATCAAGTGCCGGGTAGATTTGTAACTTATGTAAGATTAAATAATCATCAGTTATTTGATAATGGTTTGAAAAAAGAAGATGTTTTTGATATTATTAAATCTAAATGGGGTCATCTCACCAAAGTAGAGATGTATTGGAATACTGACTTACAAAAAGATGTTATATCCATTTATAATAATGATGCTTGTTCAGATCAAGAAATTAAGACTTTTACGTTGAAAAATGATAAAGATTATGAAATACCTCTATTATCATTAGCTGAGATAACTACATGGAAAGAAGAGGCGATAAAGGATATTGGTGGAGAGGATGCTTTTAACCAGGAATATGGACTTAGATTTATTAATGCTTCTAAATCATTATTAAATGAGGCTATAATTAATGATCTTACTAATAATAAAAGAAATTATGAATGGGAAGAATTGTCTGAGTTTGAAAGAAAGATAAAATTTAGTTATAAAGATTTAATCTGGATAGACGACGATGACGTTTATATTCCACTAAGAAGAAAGGAGTATAGATTTGTAATCTCGGTCGATATCTCAGAGGGTCTGGGACAAGATTATTCAGTTATTAATATTTTTAAATTAAATAGTAAAACCAAAGACACAATAGAATCTCAAAAAAATTCTTATAAATCCTTAGTTGATTTTTTTAGATTAGAACAAGTTGGAATATATAGAAGTAATTTAGTTTCTGTAAAACAATTAGCCGAGTTATTATACCTTCTAGTTTTTGAATATTTGAATCCGGAAAATTGTAAAGTTGTATTAGAATTAAATAATTATGGTAATACATTATTAGCCGAGATGCCACAAGTTTTTGATGGTAATAATAATTATGGCTCATCTGTATTTGTAAGATATAAACACAGAGCAGACTCTAACGAAGAAAAAATAGGATTAAAGGTTGGAGAAAATAAAAATTTATTAGTAAAAGATTACCAAGACTTGATGACATCGAAATCTTTCTATATTAATAATGAAGATACAATTAGAGAAATTACTACTTTTGTTAAACATACTACAAACGCTGGTAATATAAAATATGCAGCCGATGTCGGTCATGATGACACAGTTATGACTATTGTAAACACAACATCTTTTTTTGGTAAAAATGAGTTCAAGGAAATGTGTGAGGACTGGATGTCAAGGCACATGGATAAATCAATGACTAACTATATTAATGATTGTTTAAAGAACGTTGACTATGTCGAGGGTGTTGACTATGGTCAAGTTCTTAAGGTTAGAAGACAATTTTTAAATCGTTCTAAAGGAAGTGTTGGAAATAATGGAAATTGGTTTGGATTAAAATAATTATGAATTAGCCTCCATTGTTACCGAAAGACCCGCATTTTTCAATTTATCTTTCATAGTTGAAATCGTGTCATAATCTCCATATTTGACGTCACATTTACCATTAAAATGAACTATATGTGCGCACTGATTCGCTTGTTCAAATTCATGACCGCAGTGTTTCATCAGACAATTTATTACGTGGTCGAATGTGTTATAATCATCATTGTGTAAAACCAAAAGATATGGTTTAGATAATAATTCTTCAACTTTTGTTGATGTTTTCTTTTTTGTAATTGTTGCCATATTCATCTTATATATTTTCGTTTATAATTGTTGATTTTTTATTTACAACGTCTACTATTGTTACTTTACAATTTTGAGTTGATGCCCACTCTTCAAATCTACCTAAGTGTTCTTGTCTATCGTCATACATTACAAAGTGTTCGCATTGAGTAATAGATATTAGTTTTTCAAAAAGTGTAGTTTTAAACATAAATGTATCACCGCCCCAATTTAAATAAATTCCATCTTTTCCATTTCCACTTTGTTGTTCGTCTGTGGAATTTATAATCCAAACTTCATCAAAAGATAAATTATGTTGGTTTAAGATTTTTATGATATTTTCTCTCATATTAGGAACTATTTGTAATCTACCAGTTGCCATAATAATTGTAGAGTCTTCATCTCTTTTGGCTTTTAAATACTCTAAATAAACCCATTCATTCTTTGGAGTAAAAAATATTTCAGGGTCTACTGTTTCTGGTTTTGACCACCATCCTCTATAAGGCCACTTTGTTCCAGTTTTTTCAAACCAGATTTTTTCACCATTTTCTGGTAACATAGTATGACAAAGAGTATCGTCAAAATCGAATGAGTATAAAGTTTTAGACATTTCTTATTTATTAAAATAATTTGATACAAAAATACAAATTTTGTTTTTTAAATCAAAATTGAAGGTAACTATAATTATATATAATCAAAAAAATTAAAGTTTATGAAGTTAAATGTTAATTCAATAATAACTTTAGCATTACTTGTTAGTTCTATCATTTTTGCTACAATGTGGTATATGCAAGGTAGTGATTATAAGAAGAAAATTAAAGAATCTGATAGAAAGATTCAAGAAATAGAAAAGATTAGAGACTCTTTGAAAATAGTAAATAAAAAATTGGAAAAAGATTATATTTCTATACAGAAAATAATCTCTAATAGGGATGAAAAAATAAAAAATATTGAAAAAGATTTAAGAGTGGCAAAAAATAATTTGATAATTGCAAACAATCAATTATCTGATAATAAAAAAATACTTGAAGAGTCAAAAAAAAGAATACAGAAACTTAAAGATAATCCTTTAAAAAGAGAAGGTGATGACTTAATAAATTCTTTAAAAGACAAATTAAAAAATAATTGAATATATGAAACACGTTCTTACTATATTAGTTTTATTTACTAGCTTACTTTGTTTTTCACAAACCTACCCTAAAATTGAAGTTGATTCGAGTGGTAATAAAGTTGTAGTGATGACTATAGAACAGGCTCAAAAATTAGACAACAATATGGAAATATTATCACTTTTAGAAAAGGCAATAGTGGATTGTGATAATCTTAGTAATTCTTATATAAAAGTTATAGATGAGCAAAAAAAGACAATTTCTTTTCTTGAATTAGATGTAAAGTTGTTAAAAGAACAATTAGTTGATAAAGATTTACTTATTTCAAATTTACAACAAAGATTAGACAATGCAAATAGGCTCTCTGTCGAGTGTGAGAATCAGAAAATTGAATTAAATACTAAAGTCACGACTTTGGAAGGTGAGATAACAAGATTAAAGGTGAAAAAGAATGTTGGTTATGGTATAGGCGTTGCTGGAATAATAGGATTGATATTATTATCTATTCTAAAATAAGTGAAAAAAATGATTTTTTTTACTTAATATATAATTTATAAAAAATATAGCTAAAAAATGAAGCACATTAGAACATTTGAAAGTTATCGTATTAGAAAAAACAGAGAAGAGATTATAAAAGAATCTGTTTTACAAGTAAACGATATCTATAAAGTTAAGACAATGATTGACATTCCTCAGTCATTAATCAATGCTTATGTTAAAAAAGTAAAAGATACAACAGGTAAGAATTTACGCCAATTTTTTGGGGATGTTGATATCGCCGAGGAAATTGTTAAATATATTAATATGAATAATTTGGACGTTGAAAAGCTTCCAGGTAATGCTCTTATGGGTGGTCAAGCTCAGGGACAATCATCTCAATCTCAACCGCAAGTTGAAGTAGAAGGTGAGGCTCAAATGCAAGCACAGCCACAAGGTCAAGCACAGCCACAAAGTCAAGCACAACCACAAGGTCAAGCACAAGGACAAGGTCAAGCACAAGGACAAGGTCAAGCACAAGGACAAGGTCAAGCACAGCCACAAGGTCAAGCACAAGGACAAGGTCAAGCACAAGGTCAAGCTCAAGCTCAAGAAGGTGAATTTGAAGAACCTCAAGCACAAGGACAGGGTCAAGCACAAGGACAAATTTGAAGAACCTCAAGCACAAGGACAGGGTCAAGCACAAGGACAGGGTCAAGCACAAGGACAGGGTCAAGCACAAGGACAGGGTCAAGCACAAGGACAGGGTCAAGCACAAGAAGAGGAAGAGGGTGAGGAAGAACTACCGGCTTAATCTAATTAAAATATTTAAGTAACCCATCAGAAATGATGGGTTTTTTATTTAATATATAGTTTATGAGATTTCTTAAAACCTTTGAGAGTTATAATGAAGATACGCTAATAATAGTTGATGTTCAAAAATCATTCAGAAAGTTTTTTTCTGAAATGTATCTAAATGAACTTAAAAAATATTGTAAAAATTTTAATAATGTTTATCAAATTTGGGATAATCATCCTGATGGTAAAAACGTAGATAAAGATTATTTATATGAAGATGAACCTGAAATTCCAATACACAAAGATTTGTACCATTTTCCTAATCAAAAAGAATTAATTGAAAAAAGATATAATTACGATGTTGATGCTGATTTTTACAAGAAAATATTAGATAAAAATGTATATGAAGACATTAGCAAAAGGGAAGAAAATAAGTCTTTAAAAAAAGGTGATATATTTCCAACAAAAGAAGGTACAATAATTACTTTTATCAACAACAATCACGTTTGGTTTCATTGTCCTAAAAAACTTTATGAATTACTTACCGATCTTAAAGGAAGAGAGGTAGTAATAGTTGGTGGTGCTGATGGTGAGTGTTTGGAGGATGTTGTAACAACCGCTGAAAGTTTAGGAGTTAAAATAAAAAGAGACTATAAATATATCTGGACAGCCACAAGTTGTCCTATCAAATAAAGCCTAAGTGTATATGAAATATCTTAAATTTTTTGAAAATTTCGATTACGACTCAATAGATTTACCAGAAGAAGATTTTTTATATGTACAGTCTTCTCAAATTCCAAATTCCGGAAATGGACTCTTTACATCTATAGATATAGAATGTGGTGAAGTAATATCAAAATTTATGGGTGAAGTAATATCAAATGAAGAGGCCGCAAAAAGAGCAAATGCAAAAGAAGATGATTATTTTATGATGTTGCCGTCTGGTGAAACATTAGATTGTAAGAAAACTTTTTGTTTTGCGAAATTTGCAAATGATGCGGAGGGTATCTCTTCAAATTTCAAAAATAATTCTATCATAACAATGAATGATGATGATGAAGTTGTTTTAGTTGCTGATAGAGATATTCGTTCCGGTGAAGAAATATTTGTCGGTTATGGTAAAAGATATTGGCAAAGAAATAGTTATAGAGTAGATTAGATTACTGTTGCGTATACTTCTAAGTCTCTAATCTGAAAAAGAATTTCCATCCACTCTTGGTGTCTTTCTGGATCATCATAAATATTGACCTCTAAAGTATAGGGTATATTACTTATTTCAGGTATATATTCAAATATTTGAGCGTTTATATCGCCTTGTATACTATCTTCTGAGAGTCTTGTCTCATGAAGTAATAGCGGTAAATCAGCACCAAAACTAGGATCACCTAATAACTCACCTTTGTTAGTGAAAATTATCATTTCATATTTTTGAACGATTACTCTAATTACATCATCTTCTATAAATTTAGAAGATTCGTATCTTGGATGACCTTTATATCCTATGTAGAAATCTTTAAAGTTTACTGGCATATTTTATATATTAAAATATTTTATCTTATAATAATATATCCCTGAATTTACCTATTATTGTTAATGCTAATACTATAGGATCAGTGTTAGTCTCTAACTTTGATGTGTAATCAGCTATTATATAGTTACATTCAAATAGTTTTTCTATATTTTTATTTTCATTTAATGACCAATCTATGAAATATTTGCCTAATAAATTAATTAAAACATCTATTTTTTCGGGTCCAAAATTTGAAATCACAAAATTATATATTGAGATATAGTCTATATTTTTATCATAAATTAAATTGTATAGTTCTAATTTAGTCTTTGTGTTTATTGTATTTGATGAAGAAGTTAGAGAACCTGTGTTGATATAGTTACCTACTTCTACTAATGTGGATCTAAAGTCTGGAAATTTTTTTGTTATTATTGTAACTAAATCTTCTTTTGGAATTTCAAAATTTTCAGATGGTAATATTGTATTTGATATTCTTTTGTAAATTTCTTGTTTTAAATATTTTTCTTCTTCAATATTCTGGCAATCAAAATTTATTTGAGGTATTCTACTTTTTATTCCATCTGATATTTTATTAATGTGATTAGTTGTTATAATAAACCTTACGCCTCTTTTTGAGTATGTTTCGATGAATGCTTTGAATGCATCCTGAAATTCAGGTGATGTTCTTTCAAATTCATCTAAAAATACATATTTTAAGTCTGATTCTGATTCCATCATAGGTGTAAATTTACAAAAGTCTTCAATTTCACTTCTTAAAATATTTATTGAAGTTGAAAGTGAGCTATTTATCTCTAAATTTGGTTTATCTTTTGAATACTTACCTATTAATATTCTAGCCAGACTTGTTTTACCTGTACCATAATTACCATAAAATATATAGTTACCATTTAATCCATCTTCAAAATGTTTTTTTATTCTTGGTAGTAATATAATGTCATCAATTTTTTTTGGTCTCCATTTTTCCCAAAGTAATAATTTATTTATGCTCATAGAAAATATATTTTTAAATATTGAATAAGTTTAGGGACAAACTCTATTTAATATATATGCTTATGATAGCAGGAAAGTTTAACATGGAAGATGTGTTCTTTCGAGATTTGACAGTCTGTGTACTTGATACATTAGAGGGTCAAATAAAATGGGTTAACAGATTTTCATCAGGTGATATATATGTTCAGGTTCCCTTTTATTACTCACTTTCTGGAGATGAAAGATTTTTGCTTGATACTTTTCAGGATGATATAGTTTCTGAAAACAGATTTGTAGAATTAAACACTGATATAATCCCGAGAGGACATATAACACTTAAGTCGTTTAATATTATGTCAGATGAATTTGCTAATCCAAATGTTTGGTTAAGAATGGTTGTAGAGAACCAGGTAGAGATACGAAAAATATTAGCAAAGGTTAGGGCAGTTCCTATCACGGTTGATTATGAACTATCTATACTTCTGTCAAATGAAATTGATACATTTAAATGTAGTCAAGCTATTTTGGATACTCTTTGGATTTATAAATTCATGTATTTTGAGCATAATTTCATGAACATAGATGCTGTGATAATAATGCCTGATTCAAGTTCAATTGAAATAAACAGAGAAAAAAATTTAACAAGTGATAATACGATAAAGTTGACATTATCATTTCAAGTTCAAACATACTATCCTGCATTTAGAAGAGATAGAGTAAATCTAGATGGTTATCCTACACTTTATGGTACTGGTCAGTCAGATGGTGCTGATTTGAATAATTGGAACACTGGTAGTGATTTAGGTAATGCCTTTGATGTTGGTGGTGATGGTACTGCGCCTAATCCTACTGTCACTGGTGATCCTAATGGACCTGATTTTATACCTTTAAATCCGGATTCATTACCACCTGGTGGTCCACCAGGTAGACCTTTCCCTGGTTCGCTTCCTTGGCCTTACAACGAAACTCCGTTTGATATACCTGGTGAACTTCCTCAATATGGACAAACTGGTAGTTTTGGTGGATGGCCCGCTGGTTCTGCTCCTACTCCTAAGTCTGACTCTGATTATTTTTCATATGCTCCGAAAAGAACTAGGTGGTTTAATAATATATTGAAAGCAAGACAAAATGCGAATGCAATAAATTCAAATCCAAATGCTGGTAAAGGTGCAAATGGAAATGATACTCAAAATCCACCTATAAATCCGAATCCAATTTAAAAATAAAAAATAGCAAAAAATGAGTTTTTTGTCTTAATATATAGATTATATAAAAAAATAATATTTATAAGTATGAAGAATCTTAAACTAGAATTGTTTAACTTCAAAAAGAATCTTTCACTTGACCAAGAAGAGATTTCAGTTATAATTGAAGGGCATATGAATGCATGCAATGAACATTCAGAAAAGACTATTATTAATTCTCTTAATGAAAAATTAAAAGCGTATACATATGATAAAAGTGTAAAATCTCTTTTAGAAAATTTGAATGATGATGTTAAAGCTCATGAATTGTTATATGAACTTAAAAGTCTATATAACATATTGAACTCTAAAAATCAAGGAGAATTGTATAGACAACCTATCAATGTTCTTTTAGAAGCTATTAACGTAGAGTCAGAACAAGATAGGATGTCTAAAGTTCTTAATGAATTGGCTATTTATGATTGGGTTCCTGAGATTAAATTATTTGTTCATAATTTGACAAAATCACCTGAACAGAGAACAAACTTGTTAAGTGGTGGTAAGGGTGAATCTGTATTTACTATTGTAGAACAAGTTGAAGATGGTCATATTGCTTTAGTTAAGGATTCTTGGTTCTTACTTACTGAAAATTCAATTGAGAAAACACTTTTAGAAAATCATGTTAAAGATGAAGCTGAGTTGAAAACTTTAAGAGTTATTGAATCTGCTTTAAAATATGCTCAAATTTCTGAGGATAGAGTTAATTTTAGAGTATCTGAGTACTTAACAATTGGTTTAGGTGTTAATGGAAAAGGAATTTTTATTAATGAAGATGAATTGAATGACGAAACTACGTTAGAGTCTCTTTTCTCATCTCCTATTGTTCCGATAGTAAATAAAAACTTTTATCCTGTGTTATTAGAAGTATCTCAAAATATGGATAAGTTTGTTGAATTAGATGTTGTTAAAAGAATTAATAATTTAATTAATCCACATTTGGAGTGTTTTGCTTTTAATTATAAAAATAATACATTTCTTTATAGATGTGATGAAAGATATGGTAATTCATTCTTTAAATATGAATCTGCTATAGAATTAGTTAATGAAGTTAAGAATGAGTTAAATTATGATTTGAGTTATTGTTATGAAACTACATTAGATAAAGAATTAGTTATTAAAAGAAAACTTGAAGATAAAGAAAGAGAAGTTACTCTTAAATTAGAAGATGTTCAATTCAACATTGAAAAGGTTAAAGGTTCTATGGAGCTTTTAGGTGAGTCTGAAATTCTTTCTACTGCTCTTAAAAATCTTGAAAAAAGAAGAGCTAATTTAGATGCTGAATTGTTAGGTGTTAAAGAATTACAATATAAAGAAAGAGTTAAAATTTAATTTATATAAATAAAAATAAAAAACCCTCTTTTTGAGGGTTTTTTATTTTTTAAACTTTTTAGACTATAGAGATATAACATGAAGTAAATAGCTTCAAAGAGTTAATCTCTTAAAAAAATAAGCTATAATGGATGTATTTAAATAATAAAGATCTCTATGTTGAGATAATCGTATCAAAAGCACAAGGTAAACTGACCAGAAATGCTGAAAAAATGTTAGAACTTCTTGGTAAGAAAACAATCAAAAAAATGAGATATTGGTCAAATGATGATAAACTTGATTGTTATCAATCGGGTTTATTAGATATGTATCAAAATTGGTATAATTTTAATGAAGATAAATCAGTGAATGCTTTTGCTTATTTTACAGAAGTCTTTAAAAGAGGAATAGCTAAGGGTTTTAATGAGTTGTATAAGAAAAAGGGTGATAATGAGAATCAAATAAAATTAATATCTATAGAAGGTAGTAATGATGGCCAAGGACTACATTCTATTTAAATAGTTTATCAAAATAAAAAAAACCCACTCAAATTGAGTGGGTTTTTTTTGAGTAGTATGTTTATACTAATACTTCAGAATAAACTGTTTCTAACATTTTAGCAGATACTAAGTAAGGGTCACAATTTGAGGCTGGTCGTCTGTCTTCAAAATAACCTCTACCTTCAACCAAAGATTGTGCTGGAATTCTAATAGAAGTATCTCTAGTGCTATATCCATAACTAAATTCATGAATTCCTGATGTCTCATGTTCACCAGTAAGTCTTTGTTCATTATGTAGACCATAAACCTGGATGTGTTCCATATGAGTTGATTCAAGCTTTGTCATTGTTTCTTTAATCAATTCGATACCACCATCTTTTCTCATTTCTTTAGAAGAGAAATTGACGTGACAACCGGTTCCATTCCAATCTCCTTTAATTGGTTTCGGATGTAAAGATACGTTGACATTATGTTTTTCTGCAACTCTTTCCAAAATATATCTTGATATCCATAATTGATCAGAACCGTTCAAAGCAGTTACGGGGCCAATTTGATATTCCCATTGACCAAGTAAAACCTCAGCATTAATACCAGAAATATCTAAACCAATCTCTAAACACATATCCATGTGCTCTTCAACTATTTGTCTTCCAATTACAGTGTCAGCTCCGATTCCGCAATAATAATCACCTTGTGCTCTTGGTGTTTTACCAATTTCAAATCCAAGTGGAAGACCAACACCCTCACCAAATGGCAATCCTGGTTTATGAGTAAGTGTATACTCTTGCTCCCAACCAAACCATGGAGACTCGTCTTTAGTTAAATTCGTAAGATTTAACTCATCTATAACATTAGATAAATTTCTTCTATTATTTGTTGGATGAGGAGTTCCATCTGGACTAAGTACCTCACAAAATACCAATTTATTAGGATACTCTCTAAATGGGTCTTTACAGACAAAAACTGGTTTTAGTAAACAATCAGTGTTTTTCCCTTTTCCTGCCTCTGCTTGAAGAGTTGAACTTCCATCAAAAGACCACATTGCGTAATCCTCTGGATTATTTGTATCTGCTTTGTCAACAATTTTTGTTTTACTTCTGAGTTGTTGTGGCTCAGAACCATCTAACCAAATATACTCTAATTTAATTTTCATAAAGTGTTTTTTTTATTTTATTTCATATTTAAACTTTGTTTAATTTTTAAATACAAAAATCATAAATTGTTTTTATGAATCAAATATTATTACAGATTTGGGAGGAATCAGAGTTAGGAAATCAATTAAGACCGGATGGTTGTTCGTTACATTTGGATTATGCAAGTCATAAAGAATATATTAATTTTATAGTAAATTCTAGAAATAGTGAAATTGTTCCTGCTATATATGAAAACTTTGTTGGTGATCCTGTTTATGTTTTTGTGAATGATGTAATATATGGAATTCTACAAAGAGATAAAAACGTTAGACTACAGGAACATGAGTTTAATAATCTTTTAGGTCTAAGAGAAATCGAAATATCAAATGACTAGTATTTTTTACATATTTATACCATTCTTTATATGGATGAATCTATACTATTTAGCTAATTTGACTAAATTAGATGCTAGATTTTACCAGAAAGATTTGTCTAATATGAGTAAGAGTGATTTTTTTTACTATTTTTTAAGAGTAACTTATTGGATTTGGTTGTTTATTGGTTTTTTTACATCAATCTACTTTTTCTTCTTATCAATGATTTTAATAAATATAGCCAAGTTTCCGATTTATCATTTAGTTAAAAAATTATATAGATTATATAATGTTTTGGTTCCGATATTTTCTATAATAATAATGATAATTATAATGTTTTATTTGTTTTTCAAACATTAAATTTCTTTAGATGGTCTTCAGTAATTATTATAAACTCATAACCCTTTTTATTGCACCAGTTTATCATCGTTTCCCACTTGTTTTTATTCTTATATGCCATTTTCAAATCATATTCAAAGTTTTTTAACTTTTTTGTACCCTTTTCTGGAACTTGGAGTTTACCTTCGTTTAACGCAATGACCATTTTATATTCTTTCATAGGTTTTACTTCTACAACTACTTGCCTTAACTGACCGTTTTCGTTTCTCATCTCATAATAAAAATCTGGATAGTAGCAGTGCTCTTTTACTTTCATGTCACCATTATCAAAATGAGTCATTTGATAAGGTATTCTCATACATTCTGCTCCCCACTTAGTTATTTTTTCATTATGATCTAACCAAGTCATAATTTTTTTTTCCCAAGAACTTCTGTAGTAAACACCACCTATTGTATTTAATTTTATTATTTTATCTTTGTTTTTAGGAATATAATTACCTTGAGAATAATTAGTATTATTTGGCTTAGAGTTTAACATATTTGTCTACTTTCTTTATTTTATATATAAAAACAAAAACTCTTTATGGGTGAATTAATCGAAAGGTCTAAGCTTAGTTTGTTAGTTAATGGTAATGGTTTGGCTGATAATTTCAAAAAAAATTCTTTATGGTTTTATGAACAATACCAAAAATCTTCTGAAGAGATTAAAAATATTCAAACAAAAGATATATTTCCTGGTGGATTTTATTTCTTTCATTATTTAGATGATTCTAACTGGATGAAATGGTCTCCTGTTTTTGTTTCGGATTTTAGGAAGTTTTCAAATAAAATTATTATATTTGCAGTAAACTTTAATTTAATACCATTGGAAATCAGAGTTTTTTTATTTGATAAGTTTATAAAACCTGAAGATTTTGAAAAAAATAATTTTTTAAAAGTAGATTTTAATGGTATGTATAATGAATTAAGAAGTATAGGATTTGAATATGCACTTATGGAGTTTGATTCTTCTAGAATACAATTAGTTCATAGAATCGGATTAAATGTATTGCCAAGATTTTTATATCATCAACATCCTAAAAATTTATATGATCCTAAAAAGTTAGTGGATATTTGGAAAGTTAAATTAGAAAAAAGAGATAGCAGACATAAAGAAATGACAACTTCAATATTAAGTGAATTTTATGATGTTGCTTTTGATATAGATGAAAAATATAGTACGTTAAAAAACCATATAAATCGAATTAGAACAAATCAAATAAAATACGGAAACAAGTTAAAATAAATCATATGAAAATTTTCAATTTTAAATCAAAAAAAGAGTCAGAGTTAAAACCTATGGGTGTAAAGAAAACGGTAGAAAGACCATTTCAACCTGTAAACAGATTAAGTGATGATGAGTTACAAAAATTAATCTCTGATACAAAAAAAGAAAAAGAGAAGATAAAATCTATGGATCCATATTTCTTACAAGAAATATCTGATAGATTGTTTGGTCCTGAGGCAGAAGATTATATAAAAGCTATAAAAGAATTAAATTCAAAATACAAACCAAGAGCTGGTAGAACAGGTCATGATATTTTTAAAATCGAGAAATAGTCTCGATTTTTTTTTGTTTTGGAGGAATAACCATAATTTAATATATATGGTAAATTTTTATATAAATAATAGATGGCAACTTATAACAATTTTGGTTCCACTCAACAAAATAATTCAAACTTTGCATTTGCTTCTAATTCTGCAGTAGAAAACAAAGGATTATTTTCTAGGATTCTCAGAACACTTTCTAACTATGGAATGAATTACGATGATATGATAATTCGTAATCAAGTTGGTATTGGTATAAATGAAGATCCATATGCGGCTAAAGGTAACTCGATGTATGATTTCTTTTCTCAAAGAGCAGTTGCGTCTGTTTTGAACAGAAAATCTATACCTTATTTAGATAAAGCATATGCTGATAAAAGAAGAATATTAAGAGAATATTCAATCAAAGATGAAATAAGAGATTTTGTTTCTACAATTTGTGATGAATCTATTGTTTTCAATGATGATAGTGACTTTTGTGCTCCTAAATCTATTTCAAATGAATATTCTCAAGAGGTAAGAGACAAATATCAAGAATATTTTGAGAAAATTTATAACAAATTTGGATTTTCTGATAATATAACTGCTTGGAGTATGATGAAAGATTTTCTAATTGATGGTCATATTGCAATAGAAATAATTTTTGATGATAAAAAGAAAAACATTATTGGTTTTAATAGATTGAGACCTGACACTTTAGTTCCGGCATATGAACCAACTATAGGACATCTATGGATTCAGTTTCCTGAAGATCCTCAATTAAGAAGAATATTTTTAGATTCTCAGATTATTTATGTCTCCTACTCTACACAAAATGATTATTCAGAGACATCTTATGTTGAGGGTTTAATAAAGCCTTATAATCAATTAAAAATACTTGAACAAACAAGAATTATGTTCAATATAGTAAATGCGACTGTATATCAAAAATTCACGATTCCAATCAAAGGTTTATCAAGACAAAGAGCTGAGGAACAAATAGGTCAACTTATTCATGATTATTCAGAAGAAGTTGAATGGGATGATTCTTTAGGAACTTTGACTATTAATGGCGCCAAGCATTTACCTTATAATAAACAAATATGGTTTCCTGAAGGTGATGCTGGAACTCCGAATATGGAATTAGTTTCTCCACAGGGTCATGATTTGAATGATGAAACTATGCTATCTTGGTTTTATAAAGCTCTTAAAAGAGCCTCTAAGATACCTATGCAACGATTTGAGGCTGAGAATGGTGGTGGAAATTTATTTGGAGACTCATCAGAAATGACTAGAGATGAAATTAAATTTCACAATTTCATTTCAAGATTACGTGCTAACTTTAAAGAATTGATAGTGAAACCTCTGAAACTACAGATGTTGATAGAGTTTCCTGAACTGAAAGATGATGAAGTTTTCACAAATCAGGTAGATATTCAATTCTATTCTAATCAACTATTTGAAGATTGGAAGAAAATCAATAATCTGTCTAAAAGATCTGAGATTGTTGGAACTTTATTAGGAGTTATGAATGGTGAAAAACCTTATTTCCATATTGAATGGATTATGGATAATGTATTCAAACTAACACCTGAACAGAAGGCTGAAAATGAAAGATATTGGGCTAGAGATGTGGCGAATGTCGCGGCTGGTGCAGCTGGTGCTGCTCCTGCAGAGGGTGGTGAGGCAGCTCCGGCTGAAGGCGGTGAGGCAGCTCCTGCGGAAGGTGGTGAAGCGGCTCCTGCTGAAGGTGAAGCTCCTGCTGAAGGTGGTGGAGAAGCTCCTGCTGAAGGTGGTGGAGAAGGTGGTGGAGAGTTTGAATTCTAAGAGTTCAGAATTTCTAAATCAAAATCTGATAATGAATTGATTCCTTTTTCTAGTATTTTATCCAAAACATCATCTTTTGTAGTCCAGTCTTTTTTGAACAATTTAATAAGTTTTAGAACTTCATTCTTAACTGGTTGATTTCTATAGTTTTTATATGATAATTTTAAATTATTATCAAAAATAATATCCTTTGTCAAATCAAATATTTTATGATCGATAGAGTATTTTAGATATAGTTCAGATATCTTATTTAATAGATATTTGTCTAGAATGGCAAACATACATTCGTATTCTTTTTCATCGGTAAACTCAACCATTGATATCTTGTTGTATAATGTTGATACATAATCTACCTCTGTTGATGACATAGACATAATTATTTCATCAATCTCTCTTTGGTGTTTAGTGGTTGTTATCTTATAAAACCTCATGCTGCTTGTTTTGGTAATTCAAAATAAAAGTTATCTATTTGTCCTTCTATATTTATATGTTGATTAAGTTTTAATTCTAAGCCGGACTCTACTAAGTTTTTAATTACTTTACCCCATCGTGTGTTTAATAAAATTAATTCAGCTTCTAGTTTCAAAATTTCATTTTCTAAAATTATAAAAGTTAATTTTTTCAAAGATGAACATGCATTTGTTAGTGATGTTGTGTATGTATATTCTTGGTCACTTACTGAGATATAAAAGACCATTGGATTATTTTTGATTTCTATATCAAATTGAATTTTTTTTCCTTTCTCTAATAATTGGTTGAGATTTATTTCTCTTTTGTATTTTTTCCAATTTGAAAATCTCGATAATAAATGTTCATAATCAGTTATTTTATTATTATCTAACTCAACACTAAACTCTTTTGTCATCAGAATAATTTAAAATCAATTTGTTTCTTTTCTAAATCAACTGATGAAACAATAACTTTTAAAGGATCTCCTAGTCTGATTTTATTTCCCATTTCATCAGTGATGGTATAGTGGTCTAAATCTACTTTTACTTTACCAATACTATTATATCGAATCATTCCTTCGCATTTAGAATCTATAAGCTCTACATAGATACCCCAATCAGTGACTCCTGATACTATTCCATCAAAAACTTGACCAATTTTATCTTGTAAGAATTCTGCTTGTTTATACTTAATTGAATCTCGTTGAGCTTTTGCCGCAATTAGCTCTCTACTTGAACACCAACTGGCTTGTTCTTCAATTTTATTAGGATTTCCTTGTTTTCCTTTATTTAAAAAATCAAAAAGAATTCTATGTGTTATTAAGTCTGGATATCTCCTAATTGGTGAGGTAAAGTGTGAGTAATGTGTGAAACCTAATCCGTAGTGTCCAATGTTTTTTATTGTGTATTTTGCTTTAGACATACATCTTGTTACTAAAGTTTCAATCATGTTTTCTTCAGGAGTTCCTTTTATTTCTTTTAGTAATTTGTTTATGGATTTTTTTAACTCATCACCCTCGCCTTCTATTGCAACATCGTGTCCAAAATTTTGACAAACTCCTACAAGTTGTTGAAGTTTTTCCATATTTGGTGTATCGTGTATTCTATAGACATTAAACCATTGATTATTAGAAAGTATCTTAGCTACTGACTTGTTTGCAAGTAGCATAAATTCTTCAATAAGTTTGTTAGCTTCTTTTTGTTCTTTGAAATAGACACCAATCGGTTTTTTATTATCATCTGCTAACTTAAACCTGACTTCAATTCCACCCATTTCAATGGAGCCATCACTTATTCTTTTCTTTCTAATTTTTTGAGCTAGTCCGTTAAGAACTCTTATTTCATTTTGGAAATCACCTTCTTGTCCTTCAATTATTTCTTGAGCTTCTTCATAAGTAAATCTTCTATCGGAGTGAATGACAGTTTTTCCATGCCACTCATTGATAATCTTTCCATCTTTGTCAATATTAAAAACAACTGAAAATGCTAATCTGTCCTCATTTGGTTTTAATGAGCATATTCCATTACTTAGTCTTTCGGGAATCATTGGTACACATCTATCTACAAGATAGACAGAAGTTGCTCTCTTAAATGCCTCATCGTCTAATTTAGTTCCTGGTTTTACATAATGACCTACATCTGCAATATGAACCCCAACTTCAATATTATTTTCATTTATTATATTAATTGAAAGAGCGTCATCAAAGTCTCTAGCATCTACTGGATCAATTGTTAATGTAGTTATGTTTCTCATATCTCTTCTTAGAGATATTTCTTTATCAAATATAACTTCTGGAACTAATTCCGACTCGTTAAGTACTTCTTGTGGAAAATCTACTGGTAGATTATATTCATACATTATTGAATTCATCTCTGCGTTGTTATCACCAGCATCTCCTAATATTTTTGTTATTTTTCCCTGTGGTGATTTGCTATCTTCCCATTTTGTAAGTTCTACAATTACTTTTTGACCATCCTTTGCTACTAAACCTCCTTTTATATAAAAATCGACTGATAATTTATCACTATCTGGAATTACAAATGTTGATTTTTTTCCTATTTGAACTCTGCCTACAAATTCTGTTCTGAATCTTGAAATAACTTCTATAACTTTTCCTTCAAGTTTTTTTTCACCTTTGAATATTTCTATTCGTACATTATCTAAGTGTAAAGAATTTTTTGTGTTTTTTCTATGTATGAATATTAATTTTTCACCTATTGTTGTTGTTGCATTTCCGTTATTCGAAAACTCTATTTGACCTTCATATCGGTCACCTTCTATTATATTTATCATAGAAGTTTTATTATTTAGAACTCTTTTGTTTAGTTTCTCTTTTCGAAATATTGTCTACACCATATTTTTTTACAAGTGTTTTCTTCATTTTACTCATAACTTTTTTATTTTGAATAGGATAATCCACACCGTAGTTTTTTTGTAATGTTTCTTTTCTTTTCTTTTCGGAGCATTTTCTACAACTATATTCTCCAAATTTATTATCGTACTTTACATAATTTTTAAATATCACATCTTTTTCAATACCACATGAATCACATTTGCACTTTATTTTGTGATGAGAACCTTTTGATAATAATTCTACGGGTATCATGAGTTCTTCGCCTATTATTATATCCTCATAGCCTAAATTCTCATAGTATGAGAAATTGGCCTCATTTATTTTTACTACTATCTCTCTGGTCAAAATCATAAAAAACCGCAAAAAATTTAATTATTTATTAAAAAGTTAATTCTTCCTTTTTAGTCCTTTGAAACGTAGTGTTTGTCAAAAGAATTAGAAGTTCTGTAAAAAATCCACCTTTTAAAAAGTATGGTTTTATAAAGCATATATATACTTTGAACTGAAAAAAATAATTATTCGCGAATGAAACCAGTTTTAATAGTAGAAAACTCAACTAATTCTCTTATTAGAGAAAATTCTTCTAGTAAGAAGGATTATATCTTAGGAGGTACATTCACGGAATTTGGTGTTAAGAATAGAAACGAAAGAATCTATACTGCAGATAAATTCCTTCCTGCCTTAGATGAATTAAACGAAAGAATGAATAGTTTAGGTGCTGTTTATGGTGAATTTGACCACCCAGATGTTTTTGATACATCTTTGGCAAGAGCATCTCACACAATCACTAAAGCGCAATACATTAAAGAACAAAACTTAGTATCTGGTGAAATTAAACTTTTATCAACTTATTGGGGTAAAGAGGCAAAGGCTTTGGTTGATGATGGTTGTCCAGTATTTGTATCATCAAGAGCAGCTGGTATCACTGAATCTGATGGTTCTGTTTCTTTGAAAAAACTTTTCACATATGATATAGTAGCTGACCCAGGTTTTGCTTCTGCAAAAATGAGTGTTAAAGTTTTGAATGAGTCCTTAGGATACAATCCACAATCTAACTTTAGGATATATGAAATGTCCGACGAGTCTAAAATAAATGAATTATTCAACATGAACAAAAACGAATTCGTAACAAAAAAACAGTTGACTGATTATTCACAATACTTAGTAAATGAGATTGCCTCTACTAAGAAAGAAGTCAAAAATGCAATTTCTAAAGGAAATATGAGTCCTAAAAAATTAGAACAACTACTTGAGTATTATGAGGAGTTAAACGAGACAAATTCTAAAGTGGTAAAATACTTAGATTATTTAGCTGAGAAAATTCAAGTTGTTGTAAATGAGAACAAATCTCTTAAATCTACGACTGAAAAATTAGTTAAACACAATGATTATTTAGCTGAAAACTTAGAAAAGGCTATTAATTACACAGAGTATGTTGCTGAAAATTTAGATAAAAATATTGAGTACTCAGAGTATTTAGCTGAGAATCTTGATAAGAATATTTCTTATTCTGAATATATCGCTGAAAACTTAGACAAAAACATTTCTTATTCTGAATATTTGGCTGAAAACTTAGACAAAAATATTGCTTACTCTGAATATTTGGCTGAAAACTTAGACAAAAATATTGCTTACTCTGAATACATCGCTGAAAACTTAGATAAAAACATTGCTTATGCTGAGTATATAGCTGAACATGTTGATAATTCTATTGCTTATTCTGAGTATTTAGCAGAGCATGTTGAAGGTAATATTGCTTACTCTGAATACATCGCTGAACATTTAGATGATAATATTGCTTACTCTGAATACATCGCTGAAAGCTTAGATAAATCAATTTCTTATCAAGGATTAATCGTTGAAAAATTAAATGGTGGTAAATTATTCGAATCAGAAGGTGCATTTCCTTCTTTAAACGCTGCTGGTTTTGAAATGGTTGAAGATGATGAAAAAGAAAATTCTTGGAATAAAGAAGATGATGAAGAAGCAGAATATAACATGAATGGTGTTCCAGCTGCTGAAGCGACTCACGTTCATAATAAAGAGGAAGAAGAGGAAGAATGTGGTCCATCTTCTTACGAAGTAACAGGAAAAGACGATACTGAATTATCAGAATCTATTAATAAACTTATTGAAGAAGCTAAAAAACGTAAAGTTTCTGAAACTACTGACTTGAATTTCTTAAAGTTCTTAAACAAGTCACAAGTAGATAGCTTTTATGCATTATCAGACGAAGAACAGGAAACTGTAAAACTTCACATAAACGAAAGAAGTTATTTCACACAGAAAGATGTGTTAGGTCTGATCGCAGAAGCATTATCAACTAAGAACGAGACTCTTGAAGAAAGAGTTATCAGATTGATGCCTGAAAACGTTAAGCCAGTCTGGAATCAGTTAAATGAGTCTTCTAAAAAATCATTGCTTTCTCAAGCAAGACTTTATCCAGAAGATGTATTAAAAACTGAAGCACAAGTTGAGCATTTCTGGTTGACTAGAAATCTCAAAAAGAATGAATCAGTTACTAAGAAATTAGTTTCACATGAGGCACTTATCCAAGAAGATAAAATCTCAGACAATGAAGCTCAAGCAATCTTAGAAAGATTCAAAAATTTATAATAATCTATAAAAAATCCACCTTCGAAAAAATCGAAAAATAAAGGAAATATATAGATTATAAAACAAAAAAAAATAAATAAAATTATGTCACACATTAGAATAGACAAATCTAAAGCTATCAAGAAATGGTCTCCAGTTCTTGAGAACATGGGTGTTACTGGTGAGAGAATTGATTGGATGTCAGAATATGCTGAGTTCCACTCAATCAACGAGAACGCTTATGTGAATGCTTCTAACGTTGCTGGTATGGGTGGTGTTGTTGCTCCACAACCTTCAACTTTAGCTGGTTCAACAATTGGTAACAATTGGGCTGGTTTTGGTGGTTCAAATGGTTCAGGAGATGTAGGTCAAAACTTACTTCCTGTAGCTATGAAAATTGCTGCTCAAACAATCGGTCTTGACCTTGTTGCTGTTAAACCATCTCCAGGTCCGAAAATCGACCTTCTTTACATCGACTTCCAATACGATGATACTCGTTTAGGAAATGAAGATGAAAGACCACAAGTTTTCAAAATTGCTCCTAAAACAGCAGGATTGACTTCTACTAAATTAACAGCAGTTATCGCTGGTCTTAGAGCTCAGTTAGCAGCTTCTTCTCCAGTTATTAGCGAAACTACAGGTGGTTTAAATGGTAGAATTTGGAATAACATCGATACAGGTGCTGCAATTACTTCAGAGCCATCTGATAAAGAAAATAAAGTTGAATTTTTAGGATTCTCAAGAATTGATGGTTATCCAATGTTCAGAGCTTACAGACAATTCAACACGTCTCATACAGCGGTTGGTTCTGCAGCTACAACTTGGGCTTTTGATACAACAAGAAATACATTTGATTCTACAACGTCTATGGCTTCTCAAATCATTGCTTTAGGTGGTACTGCTTTAGGTGGTGAGCCTGCAATCGAATTGGTTTCTGCGTTAGAAGATCATATCCCTGGTTTTTCTGCAAACTGGAACTCTGGTTCAACTTCTCAATTCTCTGGACAATATCCAATGGATAGAGATCAAGATGACTCAAGATATTCTGGAGTTATCGGACCAAAAATCTCTTCTAAAACTATCGCAGTTGGTACTATTGAAGTATCTTCAGCTCTTAGAAGAACTGAAATTGAAGATATCAAAGCTAACACAGGTATGGATATCGTTCAAAAAATGGAATCTATTCTTGTTAATGAATTATCTCAAACAATTTCTAAGCAAATCGTTGCTAAGATTTTTGAAATGGGTGATCTTAACAGAACTAGCGCGCCTTTAGCTGGATTAACTTTCTCAACTAATATTGCTAGCCAAACAATCTTTGACTTAGATACTACTTATGTAACTAGTACAGTTGGTGGTGAAACTACTCACGCCGTACAAAGAAAACTTATCACTAAAATTGCTCACGCTTCTAACTACATTGCAACTGAAGGTCGTGTAGGTCCAGCTCAATACCTTATCACAAACGGGGGTCTTGCTGCTGCTTTAGCTGATATTTCTGGTTACACTATTAACCCAGTTAAGTCTAAGTTAAACGGACAAGGTCAATTATATCCTGTTGGTTCAATCGGTGATATTTCTATCTACGTTGATCCATATATGAGATATAATGATAACAGAATCGTTCTTGGTAGAAAGAACAATCCTGATCAACCAGGTATCATTTTCGTACCTTATTTAATGGCACAATCAATCTCTTTGATTTCTGAGGCTACTTTTGCTCCAAGAATGTTGTTGAGATCTAGATATGCTGTTGCTGAAGTTGGTTGGTTCCCACAAAAACAGTTTATGACTATTAAAGTTTCTGATTCTTATGGATTATTAAACTAAAAATAGTTTAAATATTAACAAAAAAAGACCCTTAATGGGTCTTTTTTTGTTTTATATAAATTAATATATAAGTATATGAAATATTTAAAATATTTTGAATCAAAAAAAGTTAAATTTCCTGACATCAAAAAAATAGAAGTTGATGGTTATTTAATAATGGTTGGTCGAGACGCTAAATCTAATGACTTTTTAACCTTTAATACAGCAGAAGATGAAGATATATGGATGCATGTCAAAGGCGTTCCTGGAAGCCATGTTGTAATTAGAGTCAGAGAAAATTTACCAACACCTGAGATATTGAAATATGCTGCGGAATTAGCTAAAAAAAATAGCAAAGCTGCTAAAGAGCCATCTGTAAAAGTTGTATATTGTCAAAGAAAGTTTGTTAAGAAGGAGCCAAATATGAATGATGGTCAAGTAAAAGTTGATTATCTAAATTCAGAAGAAATAACAATTTGAATTTAATATATACATTATGAATTTATTAAAATATAGTCAAATATTTGAAGCTGGTACACAAAGTGTAGTTGACCAGGCTAAAGATTACAAACCAAGTGGTGGTTACAAAAGCAAAGAAGATGTCTTTGATGAATCAAAAAATGTTGATAGATCTGCTAGAATAAAAATATCTTCTGAATTAGAGAAAGTTCTTAAAAAAATGGAAGACAATGATAGTTATCTTGCTTTTGAGATGCTTTGGTTAGGTGAGTCTGATTCTAAGTACCAGAATGGTTTAGGTATAACTGATGTGACTATTTCTAATAAACCTTATTGTTTTGAAGTAACTATTGGTGGTAAAAAATTTGATATGAAGATTGGTAAATTTTTCAGATATTATTGGCCAGGATTATTAACAGAAGATGAAATTAAGTCATTCATATATCAATATAATGATATGACATCTGATAATATTGGCGATGAATCAATTACCTCAGCTCAAAGAATAAAGGTTCCTGAGTTTTCGTATAATCCTAAAGATGTTAAAGCAACTTTTCTTTCATTAACTACAAAAACATATCCACATTTTGATGATTGTAGACATGAAAAGGAAGTTTTAAAATTTTTACCATCTCTTGAGAGAGACCAAGTTGGAAATTATTATAAAATAATTGGTTCTGAAAAACCAACAATAATGTTTACTTGTCATTTAGATACGGCTGATAGAGAACAAAAAACGACAAAATTATTTCAAGTCAATGGTCGAGTAGTTGAAGAAGGTTATTCATTTAGATTGATAAAAAGTGGAACTGGTGATGAACATATCTATACCGACGGCTCTTCAATATTAGGCGCTGATGATAAAGCTGGTACTGCTGTTATGTTATATATGATGGCTAATAATGTTCCAGGTATTTATTACTTCTTTATTGGTGAAGAGAGAGGTGGTATTGGTTCTAATGCTCTTTCATCTATTTATGATAGATGTGATTATCTAACTGATGTAAAAGCTTGTGTTTCTTTTGATAGAAGAAGGACAACATCTGTTATAACACATCAATTAGGTAGACAATGTTGTTCTAACGAATTTGGTCAGGCTTTGTGTGATGAATATAATAAAAATGGATTAAATTTATCATTAGATCCAACTGGTGTTTATACAGATTCCGCGTCATTAATGGAGGACATACCAGAATGTACAAATATATCAGTTGGTTATTATAATGAACATAGAGGAACAGAAATGCAAAATATTTCTTACCTTAAAAGATTAGCTGAAGCTTCGGTAAAAGTTGATTGGAATAAACTTCCAATTAAAAGAAAAGTTGGTTATAATGAAGAGTTATTTGCTAAGCATAAAAGCATGATTAATGAGATAAAAAAGAATGTCTTTGGAATTGATGTTAAAGTTGTTGGTAAAGATGATAGAATCTTTGTTAGTTTAGACTTAGAAGAAACCGATATGGGTGAAATTTATGATGCTCTAATTAGAGTACAAACAATATTAAACAAATATAAAATAGAGGATTTAGGATTCTTTGATGAGACATATTTTAAAATAGAATTGAAATAATATGAAAATAAAAACATTTATAAAATATTTAGAAAATATCAGAGAAGATGAATTTAGTCATCTAAACAATGGTCTTTCTGCTAATAAAAAAAATGAAGCACGTTGGCCAGAAGATGATTATGAGTATGATGATGATTCTACTAAAGATTATGGTGAGTATGATGATTGGTATGATGATGAAGACGATAAATACTATTCTGGAAAAAAATCATCAAATCCGAAGTTTGATGATGATGATGATGATGATTATGGATATGATGAAGATGATGAAGATGATGATGTTCAGCATTTAACTTATTTACTTCGTCAAATGTTTAGAAATTCAGGAGTTGATAATGTGCAAATTACCGCTAAAAGAAATGAAGACATTGTAATAGAGGTTCATATGGCTAAAAAGGAAACATTAAGAAATGTTATCAAAGTTTTCGAAGTCGCTAACAAACTTAAAAGAGATATTTTAGCTCAATATGATGCTGAATTTGACATTTGGCAATCAAAATCTGGTGGTGGGATACTTTCATTTGGTTTTACTTTAGATGAAGGCTTAGATGATGATACAATGCCTTTCTAAAAAATAAATAATATGAAATACATTAAATTATTTGAAAGTTTTAACAACGATAAAGTTAAATATTTTGTAAATAGAGTTGGTAGCCACTTTAGAATATTCGCACTCACTCCAAAAATGATGGCTGATGGTCTAACTTATAAAGATGCTGAAGACGCTGAAGAATTGTTTGGCAAAGGTTCTCTTTGGACAAATTATGACTCTTATGAAGAAGTTGAAAACATTATAAAGAGTTTAGACTCTGATGAATATGAACCTGAAGAAGGTGATTCTCCTGATGTATTTAATTAAATAATGAGATATTTAACAGATTTTAAATTTTTTGAATCAATAGATTCTGATGTTAGTGAGATTATTAATGATATTACTCCTATTGTTAATGATATTTTATTAGAATTGAATTTTAAAAATATTGAAGGTGAGTCTCGATTTGTAAAAGTTGGTAATAGAAAAGGTCCTAATGGTTATTATATAATAATTAAACTTAAAAAAGAATCTCGTGAATTAACTTGGAATGAAGTTAGTGATGTTATAGGTGTCGTTTCTGATTATTTAAAAGATAATAAGTTTCTATATAGTTCAGAGAAGACGAAGTATTGGGGAACTGGTGTTGCCTTTGATAAGCCAAACTCTCAATATAATGCTGGTGAGTGTAGAATGGACATATATTTTAAATATGAAGATAATATCTAAACTTTTTTGTATTTTATAATATTATATAAAAGTCGTAAATGGCAAAACAAATGAAGTAGCATCCCGTGAAGATTTAGTAGCGGCGTTACAAAACAACATGCTTAAGGCAGAAGAGCTATCTTTAGTTTAATCTTTTAAGCTTTCGAAAAAATTCTCCAGCTGAATCACACAGTTAAAAATGTGAAACCAGAATTGTTAGAGTGATGGGTTGTTCAACTAACTATTTTGTAAGTTTCGAAAAACTTTCTAAGCCTGTGAATGAATAATTATTGTTAACTAGGGAAGACACGATGGGCAGTACATCGTCATCTCCACTAAAATTAAGTCCACAAAAGTGGACTTTTTTGTTTTATATAGTATAATAAATATGACTATTGAGCAATTTAGAGGTAAATATTATTTTTTATCAAATTTTTATGAATCAAAAATTGAATTTCAGGGAATTACCTATCCTACAGTTGAGCATTTTTATGTTGCTATGAAATCTAATTCGGATCAAATGTTAAATGGAAAATATTATACATCGGCTGACTTTAGAGAAATGATTTCTAAAATAAAAGAACCAGGTGTGGTAAAAAAAATAGGTCAAAAAATAAAAGTTCGCAAAGATTGGTCTGAAAAAAAAATTGAAATTATGAATTTTGCAATCAGAGAAAAATTCAAAGACGAAAATCTCGCAGAACTACTAAAGTTGACGGGTGATGCTAAAATTGTCGAGGTCAATTTATGGAAAGATACTTTTTGGGGCGTCTTCAATGGTAAAGGCGAAAATCATTTAGGTAAAATATTAATGAAAGTAAGAGATGAAATCAACGGCATACAAAAAACCGGATTAGAACAAATATTAAAATAAAAATAAAACATGGCAGTAATAAGTTATTTTGGAGGTAAAAGTTCCTCTGCATTTCAGGAGTTAATCAATACAAAAATTCCAAAAACTGGAATAAAAACATATTTAGAGCCTTTTTCTGGTTCAATGGGAACGTATATGGACGACGATCAACTTAAATTTGATGTAGTTATCTATAATGATAAAAATCGACACCAGGTGAACTTATATAAGTGTTCATCACAACCTGAAGAGTTTTTACCTTATTTGGAAAATTTAAAAAATACTTTATTACACACAACTGAAACAGAACCATTAAAAAAATGGGACTTTTATAAAAAGATTTATAAGGACTACCAAAAGAATGATTTCTTGGATGATATGAACTTTGAAATTGGAGATTTTGAAAAGGCGGCTATTTATGCTTTTCTTATTACATCTGCTCATAATTCGGTTTATCCACGAGGTGCTGGTTTCAATGGTTATAAAAAAGATAAAGACCGTCTTAAATTAGAAGTTCTCATTGATAAATTGAAGAAAAATAAATATACTCATAAATTACAATCAATTACTGAATTTTTAAATATTGACTTTGAAGAGTTGATTACTAAATATGATGCGGAAGATACTTATCTTTATTTAGATCCTCCTTATTTTAGACCAGATGAGAACGGAGAGGACGATGCTAAAAGACTTTTTTGGTATGGAGCTGACAAAGAAGGTGTATTTGGTCCAGCTTCTCATAGAAGGTTATTAGAATTACTTAAAAAAACAAAGTGTCGTTGGTCTCTTTCTTATTATTATTTTCCACTTTTAGAAGAGTTATTACCTAAAGATAAATACGTTTGGACTGAGAAAGAGGTTTTCAGAAGCTCTGCTCATGGTGGAAATAATTCCGAACTTAAAACTGAACAAGCTAAAGGTGTTGAGTTGTTGATTATGAATTATGATCCTAAAACTGGTATTAAACTATAATGGCTGTTAAACTTCAACCTAATGTATTTAATGTGAATAGTTCATCTGGTGATTCTGTTCTTAGAATAGAGCCAGATGGATATTGTGTCATAACTAAATTAGCGCTCTTAGATGATGTAACCGGTAATAAATGGGAAATAAAAATATCAAATGGTGAATTAATAGTTGAGCCGATTGAATTAGAAGATAAAAGAGAATATAAACTTAATAAAGTACTTAAAAATGATTGAACATTTAGATAGAATTGAAAAGTTAGGTTTTACAATAAATTTAAATTGGAATAAATCAATTGATATTATTTATGACACTGAACGACCATTGGATTTTAGAATTCTATTTTGTGGATATGATTCGTTTTTAGAACCATCATTTGAAGATATAGTTGAGACTACCTGTGATTTCTTTTATATGTGGTATAATAAAAATTTAGAAACTCTAAAAGACTACGAATTTGATACAACAGACTCAAATTTTGATAAATTGATTGATACTGGTTTAGGTGATATTACTAAACAAGTCTACAGAGATTTTAATTTAGATAATTTATTAGACTAAGAATTGACTTTATTGTAAAGTTCTAAATATATTTCTTTACAATTTTGTTGAGTTAATTTTCTTAGCATACTCTCTGACTCTTCGCTTGACAACCATCTTTTGTATTTAGAAGTGTCTGTTCCTTCAAGTTTAGCATTTTGTTGAAGATAATATTTTAAAGTTTCGTATAAACTATATCTCAGATTTTGTCTATATATTGAGTCTAATCTTAAGCCAAATTTATTTTTCAATTGTTCAAAAGAGGTAGTAGGGTTATTCATTACTTGGTCAATTTCATGTCTGCTAATTTTGAATACTGAATACATTGGCATTTGAACTCGTTGAATTTTTAAAAATTTATTAGTTTGTAGTTTTATAGGTGTTGAAGTTCCTATAACAATTCCTTCAATTGGTGATACTTTATCAACTACAGACACAATTACTTCATCTAGTAAATCACCTATCATATCTTTTAGTTTACCTACTTTATAATCGTCTTTAAAAGTCATTGATATGAATTCATTTCTTAAACCACCTTCCCAAACTTTTTTGAAATCTTCAAAGGCTTGATTTTTATTGATATTAATTTTGATATCTTTTTTTGTCAATAGTTTTATTCCTGTATTTAATTTTTTTCTTATTTCTTCTGCCAGCTCCTCAGATAGATTACCAGTGTATTCAATGTATATTTTATCTACATTTTTATATTGTATGTAATCGTGATTAGAACGAGGATTTAGTATCTCAAATCCCCAAGTTTGATCTGGTAACTTTTGGTTGGCAATTATGTCTATGAGTGGTCTAGTGATGTCTGATCCCCATCTTGAGTGTGATGCATTTCTTCCAGATTGCCCTGATAAAATTTGGTCTTTTGTATTTACCATGACAAAATTATCTTTAATTGTTACGGTAAGATGTTGTCCAGCTATTTTTTCGGTTATATCTATATTTTTAGAATTGTATAAAAATTGGTCTACAAAATCAACTATATCACCTACACTCGCGTTTCTAAATCTAGTAGGACTTACTGTATTCTCTAATATTAATTTGAATTCTGAAAATTTCTTTATAATCATATTATATATATTAAATATTTTTTTGTATATTTGAATTATGAATACTAAATTCTCAGGTGGTGGTATATTACCAATTGTTAAGATAAATGACGACTTATACTTTTTAACATTTGGTTCAAAAAGAGGAGTTTTATCAGATGCTGGTGGAAAATGTGACTTTGGGGAAAGTATTGAAAAAACTTGTGTCAGAGAGTTTTATGAAGAAAGTTGTAAGTTATTTGACATAAGTGTATCTGATATATCCAATCATAAATTTATTAATATTAATGCTGGTCGGACTTTCTATAGAAGTTATTTGCCTTTTTTCAAGTTCGATATATCTCAAAATTTATTTTCTAAAAATAGAAATATTTTAAAATCAAATAAGTGTTCTTATCAATTTTTAGAAAAAAGTGAAATGATATTAGTTCCTGTAAATTCCAAATTTGAGAGGCTGAATTCAAATTCAACTAAAATCTATACTACACAAGATATATCTGGTCAATTGCGATTAGTAAATAGAAGGCTTTATAAATTAATTAGAGATTTCCAAAAATCAAATATAAATACTGAAGAAATAATTTTAGAGAAAAAAAAATTAGGTGGATTAGTAACTTACTCAAAATAAAAAACCTTTGAATTGAATCAAAGGTTTTTTTATTTATTTTTTCCAACTTGGAACAAACTTATCAGAGTATTTTCGAGTGTATGCGATATTTGGTCTTTGGTGTTTACGCGATGGATAGTTAGGACTTCCTATAGCTCTTCTAATAAGTGGTCTCATAGAGTCATGTATATGCATACTTAAGTCATCCCAAACCTCATCTTGATTTCGGTCACCTTCTGGTACATATCCGAATTGTTGCATAAATTCTTCGATATGGTCTATTGTATAAAAAAGATCATGTAGAGCTGTATCAGATCCGGAATCTGCAATTCTATCAATTTCTGCAAACATTTTATCAGCCGCTTCTCTGTTACTCTCAGTTCCTTTACCAAATCCTGGTGAGTAGAAGTGTTTGGTTGTATCTTCACTTTCATTAAATCTTTTTAAATGTTTCATAGTTTCATTTTTTTTTATAAAGTATATATTAAATTAAAATCTTATTTTTTATATATAGATTATGAAATTTATAAGAGATTTTTCCAAATTTAGAGAATTAAGAATCAATGAGGCTTTAGAGTCGGGTCAGTTTTTAGCTTACCATAGAACAAGATTAGTCGAACAAAGTTATATAGTCAATGTAGAACCTGATCCAAATGTAAATTTTTATCAACAATTTGCTGAGTCTATGATTTTTGGTTTAACTAAAAATACAAAAGAGTATCAATTAGCAATCAGTAACAATATTAAATTACTAAGTGATATGAATCCCGATATCAAATTGGATGATAGAGGTTTTCCAATAGTTAAAATAGGTGATAAAATTACAACACAGGATCCAAGAATAATTTCTCAAGGTTTCAGAGCAGGTGCAGGAGATTTTTATGGTGTTGGTTTGTATACTTGTTATGAGTTTGATGATCAGATTAGAGACTTTGATGGTGATGGTAAACCTGATATGAGAGGATATGGACAAAATATTGTTGAATTTAGAGTCGATAACACTGGTAAATTTTTAATACTTGATATGACTGAAGGAAATAATCAAGCAAAAAAAGTTTGGGGAGCTAATCACACACTTATTGACCAATTGAAAAAAATAATGGGTGGTAAGTTTTTAAATTTCTATAATAAGAATAAAGAACTACTGAATGGTTTTAACGAAATCTTAGTAAAGACAAAAGTAACAACTCCAGGTGGTTTTGTTGAAGAGTTAGAAAAGGACAAAAAGGGTAGATTTTTGACTGGTCCGATTGCTCTAAGATTGTGTAAAATGGATGGATTTATATCATTAGTTGATGGTATTTCATTTACAGGTGGTAATGATGGAAGAGTATTGGTCATTTATGATGCAGACTTGGCTAAACCGACAAGATATACATCAGATGATGGGAGAACTTGGAATCCAATGTCTAAGTTAGAGTACCAATACGAAAGAGTAAGAGTGGGTAATAAAGACATTCTTCAGTGTAAAATCATAGACAATGATAAAGAGTTGATACAAATAGACCCGAATAGACCGGTTCAATGGATAAAAAGTTTGGATATTCCATCAATTCTCAAAGATAGTGAAAAGACGGTCAAACTTTTTTCACGTATAAACATTTCAAGTATTGGATCAAAGAAGATATTTACTGAATTGATTTCGGATTTATCAAAGAGCAAACCACAGGTATTAGATAATATTATAAAAAGACTCTATGATTTACCTTTAACAGATAGAAATTTAGAAAAAAGTGAATTTATAAATTATTTATCTAATCTGATTATTTTTTTATTAGAGTTTGTAAAAATGTCTGGTCAAAAATCAGATTTGCTCAAAAAGAAAATTGAACAAATATGTGAGTATTTTTCTAAAAATAGTGAAGACATTTCATTTCCAATCTCAGTTATAACATCTATCTATTCTGAAATAGAAGGAGGTAGTGAAAGTGTTGAAAAATTCAGAGAAGTATTAAAAAATAATTTTTTAAAATCTCATGAATTATATTCTGAGACTTCTGAATATGACGGTGATGTATTTGTTAAAATGTTAAATGAAATGAAAATTTTACCAAAAGAAGTTGTTGATAAAAAAATTGACGATTCCTTAGATAAATTATCAAAATTATTAATTAATACAGAATTGACGGACTCGAACCCAGATTTCTTAGGTACAACTACAAATGCGAAAAGATTCAATTTAGTAGATTACAAATTGAGTCCTTTTAAAAGGTTTACCTATTTGATGACTTTTAGTTTTGATGGATTGGCTCAAAAATATATTGATGTTTTTTGTAAATTGTTACAAAAAAAATTAATTGTATTTCATAAAGGATTTAATCGACTGTATGACTATCGAGCTGATAAAAAAGCGAGTTTCTCTTCTTTAAATTTGATAGAGTGCTTTAAACAAACTCCTACTGATTACACAGGAAATAATCTAATTATAAAAGTTATATCTAATCCAAGTAGGCTTAATGATGAATCCGTGGACATAATTGCTGATGCTATAATTTTATATTTAATTGCAATGAAAGAGGAGCATATTGGTCGAGGTTCAATCAAGGGTCAAAATTTTGTTATTGATATAATAAAAGGAAATAAGATATTTGATAGAATTAAAGAAAAATTATTAAAGTTAAAAAATGGAGAAAAATTGGAAATATCAGGGGAACAATTGAGATTTGGCTTCGGAGTAGTTTATAGTGAGTTCTCTAAATATGTCAAGCTTGGTGAAGAATTCGAACCAGATTTGGACTACGACTACATAGCCGATAGAATATTTAAATCTATGTATGGACCAAGTTACAAAAAAGATGAATTATTTGATAAAATGTCTGAATTAAGAAACGATAAAGATTTGCAAAAAGTAAAATTAGCCTTTGGTAAAAGAAAGGGAATGATAGGTAAAGAATATGATTTAGATTATTGGATTAAAGACGAACTCAGTAAAGATGATTTACAAAAATTGAACAACATATTAAAAGAAAAAGGAATCAATTATCAATTCTAATGATTAAAACATTTTCACAATTTATTAAAGAATCTAAAGATTGGAGTAATTCAGTTACTGCTGTCATTGCTCTTTTCAATAAGAGTGGTCAATTATTAGCACTTAAAAGAGGAATGACTGCTCCTTGGAAACCAGGACACTGGAATATTACTGGTGGTGTGGTTGGTGACCATAATCTTGATGAAAAACCAAAAGAAGCTGCTTTAAGAGAGGTTTTAGAAGAAACAGGGTTAACGCCAACAAATGTTCAAGATTGGGGTGTGATTGATACAAAAGGTCATCCAGATTCTGCTTGTGGATTTATTTATTATTTTACTGGCAAAGTTGATAGTTTACCTACCTCATCAGACGGTGAAAATTCTGAGTGGAAATTTGTAAATAAAGAAGATTTAGATAGAGTTTACTGGGTTCCTTTTTTAACAGATTTTACTGGATGTGACTTATCCGGTGCAAAGTTTAAGAAATCTTTTCTACACGAAGTTTGGTCTTAGAATAGTTTTTGTAATTTAATTTTTAAATCACCGCTACCCTTTATCAACCTATGAAATACACCTTTTGGTATAGTGATTTCCCCAGAAATTATTTTCGGTAGTTCATTATCAATTTGTATCATCCAATCTGTATCTTTAATAGATTCAATTATACGATTTTCGTAATCTCTGTGCCACATGAACTCTCCAGAATCTGTTTCTTGATTAAATTCTCTGATAAAAGTATTATCTGATATTTTAGTTTCTTTGAAAGGTAACATTATTTTGTTATTAATTTTTCACCATCAAAATATCCGTAATTAAACTTTACTGGTATGTTACCATTAGAAAATTCTTGATAATTGTCCAGTAAATCATTTTCAATTGTGTCTATGCTAACTCTTCTTTCGGACGATATTTCACCAAATTCTGATTTAGGCATTGCTAATAAAAAACATCCTAATTGATTTCTATGTGGAGAGATACCATCAATCATATTAGAAAGTAGAGTGTAAAGATTTGATTTATTAGTTATGGCTGTTGTGCCACTAAGTCCAGTGCCTAAATTGAATTTAAACTGTGTTTCAAATATACTTTTTGCAAATTCTGGTGAAGTTACATGTGTTAGGTAGTGATTTGAATCAGGTAAAGAATCTATTTTAGATTTTAATTCTAATTTTAGTAAATCTCTACTAAAATTTTCCACATCTTTAGATTCTATTATTGGAAAATTAAAATTATATTCAGTATATGTTTTTAAATGTTTCATAATTTTACCAATAACCAGGATAAGTTTTACCTCCCCAAAGATGCCCATATTTATTTACCCTACAAGCCCAGTATCCGGCTTTAGTTTTATCTTTCTTAGTTGAGCATTTATGACGAGCTGCAAAGTTTCTTCTCGCTTCGGGATTACTTACTTTAGCTGTTAAACCACCGTGTACATCACCAAAAGCAATCTTTTTCACGTTTCCTGTTTTAGGATTTTTAACATATACATAGTATTTTTTAGTGCCGCCACGCATTGGATAGTTTAACTTAACTTCTTTTCCTTTATATTCAGCTTCTGATAAAAATTCAACATTTTCCATAGGCAAATCTAGAGGAACTAACTCTCCGTTAAACCAACCGAATTTACCTATTTCTGTACTTTCATAGATTTCTTTGTCTATTTCACATAATTTAACTTTACCTGAATCGAATAATTGGCGAGCCTCTTTAATAACACTAAAGAATGCCTCTGAACCAGGTCTGAAAATATTTTCAGTTATTGGTTTATTTTTTTCTAAATGATATTTTAGACTTTCAGAAAAAAGAATATTCACAAATTCTGATGCTTTTTTGATATTATCGTCAGAATCACATTTACAATCTGCGCAACCACAATAACAATTATCCTCACCTGTACATGAATCACAACATCCACAACCATTTATTTCACTTTCTTCATAATCCGAATCTATTTCTAATTCATCTTGTAAGTCATAGTCATTTTCACATTCAATATTATCAACATGATCAATATTTACTGTGATGAAGGACTCAAATTTTTCAATTTTATCTTTATTTTTTTTGAATTCCTTTTCAACTTTCTCTTGTTGTTCAACTGAACTTTTGAAACCTGGTTTTTCTTCATCTCTCTTCAATGAATCAGCTTTAAATTTAATTTCAATATCTTTTTCTTTTTTAGATTTTTTCTCTTTATTATCCGAGATATTTAAATTTTTAGCAGCATCTTTGAATTTTTTTATTTCTTTCATAATCAATATTATTTTTTTTGAAACATATTATCTAAAACTTGATACATAGCGTCTATTACTCCATAAGAGTCAATTCCAAATTGACCTGTATATTTATCTACGATTTGCATCATATCTTTTTCTAAACTAGACCATTTGTCTTTTTCTTCAGTTTTTCTATTATTTTTTAGAACTTCATCCCAGTCAAATTCTTCGTTAAACTTTTTTAGATGTTTCATTTTTCGTTTATTTTTTTAAGCACTTCTGCGCATTTTTCGAATTCTTCTTGTGATTCTAATTCTTTAAGATAGTTTCTCAGTTGATTTCTGTCACATAGCTCTAATTTTAATTTAAATCTTATGTCAACAACGTCTTTCATATCTTTTGCTGTATGGTCTATTATTTTATTCACAATATCTCTGTCAAATGGTGACATTTTTTCAAAATCTGACCAGTCATAAATTTGATTATCATTGAGAAAATTTAAAATATTTGTCAATGCGTCTTGTACTCTATCTGATTTAGATTTAGATTTTTTTTTGATTTTTTTAAAAAATTCTTCATTAATAAAGTTCATATACGTATTTAACCTTTTCATTTATTATATATTAAATTATTCTATCAAGAAAACTAAAATTAATATATAAACAAAACTATTATAATAGATGTCAAATCACAAAAATCTTGTCTGGTTTAATAAAGAAGGGGATTATTTAAATTTTAATTATAATGATGTTGCGGAGAGGTTTGAAGGTAATATCATATTCCATGAAAATTCTACTGATACATTTAGGACTTATGGTTTATACATGTTAGAAAAGCTACCGGCTTTTGAATATGAACTACCTGGTGAGCTAACTGTTGATAAATTTCAATTATTTAATGAACTTGGTCTACATATGTATGGTGCAAAATATGAAAGTGAATCTTATACAAAAATTGAACCTATCAACAATGATTCAAATTTTTATTCTAAATGGATTTATGGAGATAATTTTGAAAAAAAGTTTCCTGTTGGAACTCTAATAAGATTTGATGTTCCTTTTTTAGAATTTACTGACGTGACTCAAACATATGCTGTTGTGTCATCCAAGAAAGGCGCTATAATGATTATTTCTCAGATGGATAATGATACGTTTGAAACTACTTATTTTGAAACATATGGTGGTGACCAAACAGAACTTGATAATCCATCTCCTTATGTTGGTAAAACCATTACTGGTCTAAATGCTATTGGTGTTTATGATTATGTCAATAGTCAGTATCTACCTAAAATATCACCTTGGAGTGAACCTTTTTTTTATGATAAGTATTATGTTAATAAAAAATTAAATTTAATAAATACTGGGAAACAAGTTGGTGACGAAATAAGTAGACCGCCATTATATTCACCAGTTCCTGTAACAATAAAAAGTGTTGATTTAGCTGACCAAGTTCATTTCGAATATTCTGTTAGTAAAACTAGCTTACCGCCAGAATCAAATCTTATAATTGAGGTTTTGACAAGAATGGATCTTCCTAAGATATATGAAGGTGGAATAGAAATCACAGGTGATGGTCGTATCAACATTTCATTTACTCCTAAATTTCCTCAAACTATAAAACCTGGTAAAGAAATAAAAATCATAAATTCTCAAAACAATTCGAACTTTTTGACAGTTGCTAATATTCCTCGCTGGGATGGTATATTCAATGAAACTTTTTTTGCAACTCAATCTCAAGTAATATTCAATAATAAAATATACGAATGTATACAGGCATATACTCAAAGTTTTGGACAAGCTCAAACTTCATCTATTACACCATTAAATAATAAATTTTGGTCATTACCAACTTATATACCTGTTGAACAGACTACGGTTCAAGAGTCGATTTTATTTGCTCAAATTTATTACACTACGGATAAATATTATTATGAAATGTCTTATACACAAAGTGCGCCTGTAACAATGGCTTCTGCTGTAGAAAAGTATGCTGAGGATTTAAAGATATTTAATATAGACCTGTATTATAAAAATAATAGACTAAGAGCGGACTTGATGTATCCATCTAATTATGCTATAGTCAATTTTTATCATACTGCGGTTGGACCAACTTATTCAATAGGTTCATTTAATAGGGCGTATGAAAAGTTAATTCAAACAAAAGAACAATTAAATTATGAATTAAATTATAATTTTTCTGAAAACTTTAGTTATAATATAGTTTTTACTGATTTAGATGAATTCGGATTAAAAATAATCATAAACGGAATGGTTTATGAAGAAGAAATCGCTTATGTTTATTCTGGTGCGACTCTTGATATGGAGAGAACAATTGATAAAACATTAAGAAGATGGTTGGTAAGAAATTATCTAAGACTTTATGTTCTTGGAATCAGAGTTGAGTTAAAATATGTTGGTAATTATACTTCAATATTTTACAATGCAATTATCGTAAAAACTCAATATCCAAACGTACCGATGGTCATCGATAGAGTTGAAGTTGGAACTGCTGCAAAATTTCATATTGAGCATTCTAAGGTAACTTTCAACTCAGGAAGTTATTCTATACCATATGTAAATGTTAAAATAAATGGTGAGGAGTATATTACAGAATCGGTTTATTACGCCTCGACTAATGTTGTTGATATACCGACTACACTTCAGAATTGGGTTAATGCTTATTCTGAAGAATTGGCACTTATTGGTTATTTAATTACTAATATAAATTATGTTCTTAAATTTGATGTGACTCAATTGGAAGTTCCATTGAACCTTAGTATTATCACTGGTCGTGTAAATTTACCCGGCTTACAAGATTATACTTTAGTCGAAAAAATAAAGGGTAATCATGGTATGTTGATTGCTTCGAATCAAATAATGTTACCAGAGGCATCAACTGCTTCATTTGAGTCAGAAGGATTTGCTACTGGTAGAGTTATTTCAATTAATAATACGGTTTTCCCATGGAATAATCAAGAATACAATGTCACTTTTTTAGATCCACACGTCATGAATATAAGTTATCAGGGTCCATTTTGGGGATTAACTGATAGTATTTGTAGTTCTTCTGCTTATGTGACACTTGCTTTTGATACCGGTTTTGGACAGACCGCTTGTGCTTTACCGGTCGCTCCTACTGGCGGAACTGGAAATGGTGCGCCTTTTTCAATAGATTCATTCAGTCCAGGTTTTAGTATAACTGTGAATACAAATAATTATGAAATTAACAATTTAGATTTATCTGGTTTTGTTGGTTCGGGTAATTTGGTCGATATAAAGTATGTTCAGGTTTCAAATTCAATATATGCTTTCGGAGATGGTGTTAATGTCATCGATTCTAATACTGGTCTTCATTATGCTACGATAGAGTTTACAGGTAATACTCAAAGTATTGAGATGGAATTCAATCCAATAAATAATTACATTTATTGTTTATCTGCTCAACAAATCAATGTTATCGATCCTACTAGTAATCTTTTAGTTTCTAATATATCACTTACTGCTTCTTACCCTGGTAGTTTGGCTTTTGATATGCAAATAAATCCTGTAAATGGAGATGTTTATATTTCTTATTCAAATAGCCCGAGACTAGATATTTGGTCCTATACAAATCTTTCTAGTTTAGCAACTGATATAATAAATTCTTTAGATACTAATTTCCCATTATTAGCAACAAGAACTGGGAAAATGGTTTTCAATAATTTTGAGAATGATTTATATGTCACTACAGATGCTAATCAGGTTTTAAGAATAAATTCAAACAGGACAATACAAACAGCTTATGGTATTCCTGGTTTGACACATTCATTATTTTATGAACCTGTAAACGAATCTATCTATGTATTTTCAAATACTAGTATTTGGAAAATTGATAATGGTTTGACTCAATCAATCACTTTGGCATCTGATTCATTTAATGATATTATATTTAATAATCTTACTGGTCAAATTAATATATCTGGTTCTTCTGGTAATTTTACAGAATTAGACCTAAGTTCAAATATTTATAATCAAGATAACATTACAGATTATGGTTATTTAGAAATCAATCAGTATGATGGTGATGTTTATTTGTCATCTCAGGTGTCAAATAAAATAGTAGTTATAAATACTCAAAAAAATTCATTTTCATCTCAACCAATGACTGCTCAAACTACAAAGATTGTTTACAATCCGGATAGAGAGTCAATATGGGCACTTCAACCATCAAATAAATCATTAGTTGAGATAAAGGTTGAATTATTATCTACAATAAATATTATATCTGGTACATATACGCCTATCACTGAAAATCAATATGGAACATTAGATCCAAATTATAAACCAAGACCGTCTATGTGGTTAAAGGCTAGAGAGTTTTTTAGAAAACCAAGAGAAAATTATGAAGGTGATGTTAGTGTTCAATATTATTATAAGTGGTTAACTGATGACGTCAATGAGTTTTTTATCTATGACTTCTCAGGTGACCAATTACCTATAACTGGTTCGTATGCTTACACTGGTCCTAAGCCATTAGATACAATAGTTTTAAATAAAAAACCAAATGTCGATGTGGTGAAGGTAAATTTACCAGAATATCAACAAACTATTTTTAATTCAGTAAATTATAAATTAAGTTATATCGATGATGAGGATGATTTTAGTACAGAAATAGAACCATTACAATTGTTTTTAGGATTTAATAGTCCTGATGAGGGTGTTAAATATTCACAACTTTTACTTTGGAAAAAAGAAGATGTGGAATTGACAATCAATTCAAATAGTAATAATTATGTTACATTTGAGAGTATTTTTAATATAAATGATACTTATGGTATAATAAAATTAAACGAGCAATCTACTGATATTTTTACAGGTAAGGGGTTCAAGCCAGGCCAAAGAATAGTTATTTATCTTAAAGACCTCAGTAATTCAAAAAATCAATATACTTCACCTAATCACGCATCTTTATTTATTATAAGAGAAGTTTATACAAGACAGATAGTAGTTAGTTTCTTAAGTGATTTAGGTGTTCTTATACCGGAATCTACTATTGTAAATAATTATCCAGTTGATAATAGTAAAACGTATTTGAAATTTACAATCAAAGTATTAGACAGAGAAATAGGTAGATTTCTTTGTTATGGTCAAACTGAAGAAGAAGATGAAAGATTTAAAATAGAGTTGGGTAATATAGGAAAATTAATTAACCCAGATGAAGTCTTCATTTTTAAAGAATATGATATATTAGAGGGTGGTATTGATTGGACAATTCTAAATAGAAAAAGAAAGGAAATGTTGATGATGAAACATCTGATTTATCCTTACATTGGTTCCTATAAAGCTATAATCAATGCTATAAATTATTTTGGTTTTAATGATTTAATATTAAATGAATATTTTAGAGATATAGATCCTAAATCTCCTAACTATGATAAAAATTATAAAGTAAAAATTCCTGATATTTTTGATAACACAATTGATGGTTGGACTGATAATGAGTATATTAAAAATACTTTTCCTAATGAAAGATATGAAGAAACAAATTCATTTAATCTATCATATCTAATTACAGATGAAGAGGGAAATAATGTATTGAATTATAGTTTAGATGAAGTTATAATAAAATTACAGGGTCTAAAATATTGGCTTAAGCGAAATGTCATTCCATTGACTCATAAAATTATAGATATTACTGGACAGGCTTATCAGAAAAATACTTATGCTATTACTCATCAAGTCATAGATACAAAAATTGTAAACATGAAAGAAGAGATGTGTCCTGTGACATTTAAATTGAATGAGGCTTACTTGATGCCTGTTAATAGTGGTTCAACAGTTTACAATTGTGTTTTGGATTTTTATAGTATAGTTCCTAACATTGGATTTACCTCAAGTCAACCTGGTCCTCCTCCTGAAATTGAGTATGATCGTCGTGGTAATGGTTACTTGTATAAACCTTACAATGGTGCTAAATTGATTACACCTGATTATTTTGACATAAAAATTAGAACTTATAAAACATATAAAGAGTGGAAACCCTTTTTAACTTATATGAAAGGTGATAAAATCACATACTATGGTAAATTATATGAGTCTGTAATAGATAATAATCGTGTAAAAAATCCAAGAAGATTTGAAAATGTTGCGGGTTGGACACCAAATATTTCCTATTCACCTACTAGTTTAGTAGAATATAGAAGAAATATCTATGTTTATAGTGGTTTATCTGCAAGTTCTGTGCCGGTTTCGCCAAATTTAGACGCTCTGAATTGGCTAAACATAACTGAATGGAAATTGATAGACCTGGAGCCTGTACAAACTATAACAGAATGGCGAAGGGGCGATGATATCTTACCTTTTAACTTTACAATAGATTCAAATATAGATCCGTATTTAGTTATTGAGGTAACTTCTGATAACGGATATGGACAAATTTATACGGATAGAAAAAATTATGAAATAAGAGGAATTAAGGATTTACAAGAGCCATATAGTTATATTGAACCAATAGGTCCATTCAATCCAATAAAACCTGTATACTAAATAAAAAACCCATCAATAAAATTGATGGGTTTTAAATTAGAATATAATATTTTAGTTATTATCTAAAACTTCGGCGCTGATGGATTCTTCTCTATTTTCCATTACTACTGATGAATCAAAACAAGTTACCCAATTTTGAATTTCAGTAGATGAGTTTTTAGCTGCTGTATCATAATAATTGAATATTTTGCTGATTTCACCAATTCTTCTTAATACTTGTGCAAAAGTATAAGCGTCTTTTCCTAATCCTTTTACTTTGTGAGTAGCAATAAGGTGATAAATATAAGTAATTTCTGTAGCATTTACTGGAAATGCTGTCAATTCTTGGTCGTTATTAAACTTAACACCTTTCATTGTGCCAAGTAAGTCAGTCAATTCAATTGCAAAGAAAACTGTGTTAACATCATAGTCAATCTTTTTGAGAATCAAATCTGTCAAAAAGTTATATTGTGGTCTGTTCAAAAAGAAATTGTATTTTGTATCTTTTAACACATTAGCAAATTCTCTCCACAAAAGTTGAGCGTTTTTGTATAGCTCATCTTTTTCTGACTCTGATTTATCTTTACCATCATTTTTATTGATATATTCATAAATCTCATCTAATTTAGAATCTAAGCTTGTCTCCCATTGTGTGGTAAGGATTACATTTTCATTTTCTTCTTCAAAGAAACTTATTTCTGGTTTGATTACATTTGTTTCTAATTTCATAATATTTAATTTTTTTTATCCATTAATTGGTTGTGTAAATAATTGATTTAAAGATTCTAATTTATCTTTAGCATTTGTATATTTTTCAATCCATTTATCATGCTCTTCCAATAAATCAGAGTGTTCACCAATTGCTGTAAGATTGGTTACATAAAGTGCTAAATTTGCTTTAGCTTCTTCCATTTCAGCTTCATACTTTTTTCTGAGTGCTGATACGTAGTTTTGTCCTAATTTTGTTGTTTCTATCATATTAAATTATAAATTCCTCGTCAGTTGCATCTTGTCTTTGCTGCTGATATAATTCTTCTACTTTATTTGCTCTGGCCACTTTTTCTACACCATATTTATTTACTAAAGAAGAGAATGTATTTAAATCTGTTTTAACAAGTTTAATTTTACCAGTGTCAATATTTATATTTACTTTATCAATTTCTTGTTCAAATAAAATCGTAATTGATTCCTCATCATAAGCATTTAGTAATGATTCATTTATTGATACTTTTAATTCCTTTTTGAGAATAAAAGCAATGTCATCTGCTAATTTTGAAATCTTTATAAGATTTTTTTGTTTGGAATCTCCAATAAATTGAAATTTGATTGGTATCGGAAATGACTTTTTATCAAAAACTTTATTAAAGTCGTCAATAGTGTCTTGATACAATTCTGTGAATCTATCCATTTGATTATTTATTTTTTTAATTATAAAAAAAAATTATTAAAAAGTTGTTATAAAAATATAAAAAGAAGGCTTAAACTAACTATTACAGATGCTGGTAAAATTATATAATAAACATTTTTATAAAATTTATCTGATTTGATTAGTCTAAATCCAAAGACAAGCAAATAAGCATATTTATCTACTTTTTCAATTTGATAATATTGATATAGCTCACTCAAACCTTTTGAATTTAAAAAAGTTGCTAGTTCTTCACCATAGCTTTTTATATAAGTTTCCGAGATTCTATCTATATCTGATTTTTTTAGTGAATATGCTTCACCTATAAGTTCTTCAGGAATATTAAGAACAGTGTATAATCTTTTTGCTCTATCAATTCTAATATTAAATTTATTTTGTAACTCTACTTTATTTTCTTTTATCGCTTTGTTAAAAGTTCTAAGTAGTTGTAATTTTTTAAAAAATGATACTTTTTTCATGGTAGTTATATTTTATTTCAAATTAAAGTTTAATTATTTGAATAGGCCACCTCCGGCACCAGAAGATTGTATTCCGCTTACCTCTGCTATATATTCGTCTACTGAACTTACAGATTTATCAATGTTTTTCAAAAGTTTTATTATTTGTTTTATGTCTTTCTGTAATTCACTTGGTTTTTTTGCCTCATCTTCTTTTTTCTTTTGTTCCTCTTTTTTAACTCTTTTCATTTCAGCCATTTGAACTCTATTTTGAGTCATGTTATTATTCACACTAACTGCACTAGGTGCTTTTCCTTTAAGTAGACCTGCTGTTAGATTTCCGAGTTCTTGAGAACTTTTAACATTTAAGCTCTTCATTGCTCCTCCAAGTTTTGTTAAAGAGTTTGCTAGTGCATCATAACCTTTGGCTAGTTTAACTAATCTATTAGCCATTACTAATATTGGATCTTTGGATTTAGCATCCCCTATACCTATTCTTGCTAAGAACTTATCAGCAAAACTTTTGTTATCCTCTTCTCTTTCAACCATCTCAAAAACAAGTTCTTGAAAATCAAACATTGTTTTTCTAAGTGATGGTATAAAATCATCAGGTACTTTATATTCAAATGCGTCTGACGCTGAGAATAAATACTTAGCTGCCTTTGACATGTTTTTTGCCATTCTTAATACAGAATCACCCAGAGGATAAGTATCTTTTATACCTCTCCAAATTTCATAGTCTGTATATGCCATTTCTCTTATAGCAAAACCAGCATCTTTTGCCCACATAGGTTTTGGTGCTTTCCAACTATTTGAACCTGAGAGATGTTGAGCAGTTTCTTTTATCTTCAAAGACATAGTATAGAGACCCCAAGCAATTTCATAATCACTTTCACCATATTGGTCTATTAAGAATTTTGAAAGATATGTCATTGTTTTTGAGACATCACTAACATTGTTTGCCCAAGTTGAAGTTGGATATTTTTTCCAATCACTTACATAAGTAAATTGTTGCCCGGCATAAGCGATTGTTTCTGATATTTTTCTCACTGCATAGCACATATCACTTATTACCTCTTCACCGCTTGTAAACCAACCGGATTCTTGTGACATATAATCAAATACATAACCAAAAGCTTTTATTGATGCTGCAACACCTTCTCCCCAAGCTTTATTTGGTACTTTATCTGATTTCCACATTTCGGCTTCTGTTCCTGCGAAAATCCAACCTGCTTCTACTATTGCTGAGGATACCGAGGATATACCTGAAGCTAATGCTGCAATTGTTTCTCCTGGACTACTATACCACGGAGTAGCTGAAATTGCAGTAAATACTGGCGCAAAAGCTGAAATTGCTCCACCTACACCTTCTCCCCATCTTTTACTTGGATAATTTCCTTCAGTAAATGGTGATGTATTTTCAGCAAAGAATTTAGCCGCTTCAACAATACCTTGTGATATTGTTATGATGGCTTTTCTCATATCTTCAACCGTTGGTCCAGGGCCACCAAATATCTTATCAAAGTAACTTCTACCTTGACCTAAAAGTACACCGTAAACTGGCGAGAAGGCACTTATTGCTTTTCCAACACCAGTGGCCCACTCAACTGGTGGTCCATTCTTAAACACGGCATCGTTGTTAGCAAATTCGTTGGCGGCAACTACGATACCAGCTGTTACTGTCAATATACCATCCGCAAACTCATCTGGACCTATACCGCCCATTCCGAATACAGACCAAAATGCATTATCTACTAGCATTTTATATACAGGTGCAAATGCTCCTAAGGCAATTGCTATTCCCTCTGCCCACTCTTTAGTTGGTCCTTTTTTATACGAACCTTCGGCTAATACATAAGAAACCGCAACAATAGTTTCTGCAATTTGAAGCATCATTTCTTTTGCCATCTCCCAAGGATTTGGTCCAAAGAAACTTATAACACTTGATGCTAGTCCAACTGCGCCTAATGTTATAAGTATTGGTGTAAATGCTGCATATAACAATGCAGTTCCTAAAGCCCAACTTAAAAATCCAGGTAAGTTATATTCACCATCTTTCAATATGTGAGATACACCTACAATTGTTGCGGCCACTCCTAAAACAGCAGCAAGTCCTGCCAAGAATATAAGTGCCTGAGGGCCAAATACTAATAGACCAAGTGCTGCCGCGGCTACTGAGAATACTGTCAATGCTAATCCAACACCAATTACCCAACCTAAACCAGGATATGATTCATAGCTACCTATTTCTAATATTAATGAGCTGGCCATTATTGCGGCGGCTACCGCTACTATAGCTACAACTCCTACAAGTAAGTTTCCAATACCAACTAATTTTGCTGCTATTGCGGATATGACTACTGCTGGTAAAAATGCAGTTATAACTATTGCCATGATTACACCATACAGAAGTATTTTGAACATTTTACCTATCTCAATATCAGCCATTTCTGCAAAAATGTGAGATGATAACATTATGGCTAGTGCTGTAAAAACAAATACAAGAGGTAATACAAATAATTTTTTAGCTCCTAAAATTTTATAACCATAACAACACCAAGTGCTATACACGGTAAAACAAATCCTAAAACTGCAAATACGATTGTTATTAAGATGATTGTTAATGCTTCTTTCCAACCCATTGGTACTACTAACGAAAATATCCAAGAAGACATTGTAATTGCTGTTGCTATGGCTACTAAAATAAGTGGCATTATCCAAGCTGCTTTTTTAGCATTCATAGCTTTATCTACTAAGAATACAGCAAATGCTATATGTGGTAGTGCATAACCTATCATCCAGAATACAAATGCAATAACAATTGCTGTTAAAACTTGAGCAAAACCAATTGGTACAATTAGTTGCATTATCCAAGAAGACATTGTAATTGCTGTTGCTATCGCTACCAATATTAATGGCATTTTCCAGGTTGCGCTTTTTCCTAATACTTCGTGGGCTATTACTATACCTACGGCTATTTTTTGTAAAGAAAATCCAATTATCGCAAAAACACCTGCTATGGCAATTGCTGTAAGTGCTTGTGTAATTCCAATAGGAGTAATACCTGACATAATCCAAGATGATGCTGTAATCGCCGTTGCTATTGCAACCATTACCAACGGCACAACCCAAGTGACTTTATTTCCAAGCATTTTGTGGAAAATTGTTATACCTATACCTAACTTTTCTAAAGACATTCCAATTGTTGCAAATACACCTGCAATTGCAACTGCTGTCATTAATTGAATAATGCTAATTGGAACTATTCCTTGTAAAATATAAGAAGATGCTGTAATCGCTACTGACATTAATACCATAGTCAATGATGTGATAAATGCTTCTTTTAAAGAAAGCTTCAATTCGGCAACTTTTGCAAATGCTTGAGCGACCACATAAATCGCTAAACCTAGTGCAATGACTGAAAGAAAATCTATGTTACCTACAAGTTTAAAAGCCATTCCAATAGCAAGTACGGCTACTGCTATTAATAAAATAGTACCTATTCCACTTTTTAGTCTTTTTTCCTTCTTAGCGTCACCCGCTCCTTCAATTTCTTTTGTATCTTTTCCTTTCTCTTTCTCTTTCTCTTTAGAGATGCCTAAAAGTGTTTTTTGTTGTTTTAGTATTTCTTCAGTATCTGCTTTAATTGATACCAATTGGTTTGAGATACTTTCAAGTTGTTTTCCAAAATCACCGGATTGTATGGCTTTACCTGAGTCTGATTTTGCTTCTTCTTTACTTTCTAAAGCTTCAACCAATGCCTCTAAACCATAACCAATATCTTCTAATGCTTTGAGTAACTTCTGATCCATACAAAAATAATTTTCAAAGTATATATTAAAAACTAAGCATTCATTAGTTAATATATATATTAGTAAGTTATTATAAATTATGACTGATGTGAAAAGACTATTTAAGTACTACATTTTGGGTGAATCTCTTAAAGATATTGAGATGAATAGAATATTGGATAAAGTTTCTAAAAAGAAAAAATTATCTGATAGAGAAAAAAGTTTTCTAAATTTATATAATGAGACCACTGATGATGATACTAAAGATTACATGTTATTAAGTAAAAATACAACTTATAGCCGTTTGAATGATTTGTTATCCAAAAGCAAGATTGTTATCTGTGATTTGATTGATAGAGATGGTAAAATCGGATTACAAATTACTTCTGTTGGGAACGATTTTGAAAAAGAAGAATGTATAATAAAATTAAAAGGAGATTATACTCATTTTCTAAGTGACAGATTCTTATATAATATAATTTATAATGTGAAAAAGAATCAATATTCGCTTCAACAACAAGATGAATTTTTTGAAAAAATAGAGGCAAATAATGATTAAGAAATTTAAAGAATTTATTTTAGAAGAAGTCTCTGGAACGGAACTTGTTGGTCCGGTTGGTCCTGCTTATGGTGAGACACGTCTACAAAATAAGACCATTACATCACACGACACAAATATTATATTTTCCGAAATAGATGATAACTTTTATACAGAGGATCAATATAATGAATTATATAATGATTATCTCAAAAATGGTGGAAAACCATTACACGGATTCAATAAAGAGAATTTAGATGAGATATTAATGTTTTTGAATAATTAATATATACAAAAATTTGATAAAAAACAGAAATCAAAATGGCAAAATTAGTTACGCTTAACGGCTTAAATGAAAAAGAATTACTTGATGGTATATTAAGTGATGAAATTATTGTAATAGAAGATATACAAGGTAGTAAAATATGGGTAAATTGGAATGGAACTGAATTTATTCTAAAGCCTAAGTCTATATCAAACGAACCAATAAACTTAATTGACTTAGCGATGCAGAATTATTATAATCCTGCAATAAATTACTTTAATCAATTAGATAATCGTGTAAAATCACTTCTTAATAAGAAATGGTGGTTTTGTTTTGAATATTTTCCAGATAATCAACCCGCCAATATACAATATGATAGAATTCCTAAAAATAATTTAGTGTTATCTGCTATAAATAAATCAGGAAAGTATGGCTTTAATATTGATGAACTAGACGAATATGCTAGATTAATAAATGTTGATATGGTTCCAATTGTTTTTCAAGGTAAACTTACTGAAACAATGAAAGAAGCTATAAAATATTTTCTAAATACGTCTGAAGAAGATTTAGATTATATTTTTGGTGAAAAATCATTTTCTTATTTCTTTTATAAGATTTTAAATCCTAACATTGAAAACTCTTTCTTAATGAATAGTGAAGACTTTCAGAATAACATAGAAAAGCTGATTATAAGAACTTTAAAAGATGACCTTTCTTTTGAATTATTGAATCCACTTTATACTCGAATAAGTGAAACAAATGATACTGATTTTGTTGAGATTTATACACTTATACTTGTAAATTTCTTAAATTTTTGTCAATCTCTAAATATAGAAGATATAAAATTAAAAGGCGAAAAGAAAGATGAGTGTTACCTTTATTTAGTAAGCAAATTATTTAACCTCTATGTTTCTGAGGTAAAAGAAGATTTACTAAACTTTGACTTCATTGTTCCTGAATTTTTTGATAAACAAAAGTTTAAAATTAATGTTGAGTTGATAAATAATAAATTGACTAAAGAGTATATTGAAGAAAGTCCAAAACTTGAATATATTTTCAAAGTTTTATTGGGTTCTCTTAATAAGAAAAAGAAAAAAGCAATTGGTATATTTACTGATAATACCGTGAAACTTTTTAATGGTTTTGTTCAAGATATTGACGATTATATATCTAAATATTTAAATAAAATGCAAGAAATAGAGCTAGGTAGAGCTGGTCTTCTTGACTTTGGAGACTTCTTCGATATACAATATGACACTGATGCTGAGGGTCAAGTTTATCCAGATGTATATGATGAATTTGATAAAGAATCTGGTGAGCAAAAGAAGAAAAAGGGTAAAGGTGGTAAAATGCCTATAGTTCCTGAAGTTGGTAAAGAACAAACACCAACAAAATAATGAAATCTATTGGTCTTAGTATGACTTCTGTTGAAGTTAAAGCTGATACAAGAGTTCTAAGAGCGACTTGGTCACGAGATTTATCACATGATTTAAAATCTTATCATGGTATCAATATAGACGATTTAGCCAGTCAATTAATGAGTGAGATGATTAAGAGTAAAAGAAAACAAAAAATTAATAAAATTTTCAAACAATGAATCTATTAGAAAATCTTAATAAGATTGATATGAATATAGTCAAAGTAAGTAACTTAAAAATTTCAAATAATATTTTAAAAAGATTAAGAGAAAAAAATTACTGCCTACATTATCTTCCAGAGTGTCTGGATTCTATTTCTAAATTAAAAACTATAGAATATAAAAATCAAAAAATTAAACCAGCTTATCTTATTGATATAGTCAATAACTTACTATTAAAATACTATTTCAAAAAAGAAAACAAATTTGTCATAAATGCTGAAGTTTTAAAAGATAAATATGGCTATTTGTATAAAAGTTATATGGATTATCTGATAGAGAGAAACATACTTCAACTAATTACTAATTATAAAAAGGGCGTGACGTCTAGAATTTACTCACTAAATCCAAAAGTCATAAAATCTAAGAAAAAAAGAATAAAAAACTACGATAAAGTTTTATTAAAAAAATATAAAAAAAAGGTTTTAGAATTAATTAATAATTCTAAAACAAATTATACACTTATTGAAGATACGGTTCGTGAGAAGTTAGTGTCTGATTTATTTTCTGTTCAGATCGACTTACCAAGATCGATTTTCTTTTTAGATTCATTAAAAGAAAAAGACTTTGATATCTATAATAGAAATGTTTATGCTTGTGATTCAATAAATGAAAAACATATATTTTTTCATTTTGATTCTTATGGTAGAATGCATACTAATTTTACTATCCTGAGAAGTTTCATTAGAAAAAATTGTCTTCTTATAGATGGTGAGGAAACTTGTGAAATAGATATTTCAAATTCACAACCACTTTTTCTAACAAAATTAATTAGAGATTCTAAAACAAATTGGGTTAAATCTGAAGAGTTTGATATTTTTAAAGAATTGACTATCTCTGGTAATTATTATCAATTTTTAATGCAGAAACTAAATATAAAAGATAAAAAAGAAGTAAAAGAACTAACTTATAAGGTTTTATTCGGTAGGAATGCAGCAAATAGTAGAGCTGATAAGTTATTTAAATCAGTATTTCCGACAATTCACAATTTTATAACTCTATATAAAAAGGAAAAGGGTGATTATAAAATTTTAGCTTATGATTTGCAAAAAATGGAATCTAATTTAATCTTTAATAAAATTGTAAAAAAAATAATGATAGAGGATTCTTCGGTAAAATTGATAACCGTACACGACAGTTTGATTATGGCAAAAAAGAATAAAAATTTAGTAGAGGCTATATTTAAAACAGAGTTATTTGATCAATTCAATTTCTAAGACTTCTAATTTAATATATAAGTTTGTGTTAGATTTACAAAACCCTAAAATATCATTTATATTGCTATCATCAGATAGGCTCGATGATATGACATCTATATTATATGCTAAAGACTATACAATAATTCCTATTCAGAGTTTTTATAAAGGTCAGTATGAAAATTCTATTTTGGCTTTTTCTGGTGTAGATAATGATGAACTAAGAAAAGATTTAATATTTTTATTGAATCATTTTCATCAAGAGTGTGGTATAATAAAATATAGAGATGAGTCAATTGCTAAAAAAGTATTTAGAGATGGTCAAGAAAAACCACTTAGTATAGTTTTATATAATACTGACTCAGATAACACTTCTTATTTATACAATGGTTTATCTTTTTCATTTTTAGAGCAAGTAAGATATTGGAAACCAACTAAAATTGGTGATTTCAAAAAAGGAATGTTAGTAGAGTATCTTAACAATAACAAATGGTATCAACAAATAGTTTCTGATCCAATAAACGAATATGAAAATATTTATAAATTATTAATTAAGTACGATAAAATTAGAGTAGCTGCTAAATAGTTTTTTTAAAAACAACTATATCATCCAATACTATACATTCTAATCCATCGACCATAGTCATAGTTGATTCAATTCCATATCCTTTATTTCTATTTTCAATAATCAATGAACCAGGGGATATCTCATTTTTAACTTTTGTGTAGAAGTCTACAAGTAATCTTGGACTTCTAAAAGGTGAGTATGAATAAACTATATCATATTTTGAATAATCCTGTTGCATTATGTCACCTTTTATAATTGTAAGTTTGTTTTTCCAATTTTCTATCAAGTATTCATTTAGATAATTCAGATACGAATCATATTTTTCTATACCTGTAAAATAAAATTTTTTATCAGTAATTTCTTGTGATTGTAAATAGATATCAAATAATGCAGCGCCTAAGCCTATACCGGCATCACATATGTTAATTGTATTCTTATTTAGAAGATTCTTTTCTTTTAATCTTTGTAAAAGAAAAATATTTTGTTCTAAATTAGACATTATATAATGCCACTCGTTTGAATCAACAAAATCTTTTTTTAAAGAATCAAATTCTGTAAATAGTGAATTACATCTTTGGACATATTTTATCAGTAATGGATTTGGTTCAATTATTTCCATATATTAAATAATTTTAAACCAACAAAATTGTTTATGCCAGTTTGGTGTTTTGTCAAAAAAGTAATTTCCTGTTGTAGAGTTATCAATAAGTAATAATCCTGGTTGGTCTATATTACTTCCTCTACATACGATGATTTTATCATCATCAATTAAGTCACTGAAATAGGTTTGTATTCCATTTATATTATTTGATTCAAATTGATTTCTAGCATAATTTATATAAGGAAATGATTTTTTACCATAAATTAGTGATGTTGCTGGTCCAATTCTTCCATCCATTGCAATTATATTTGATGACATCATCAATTTTGCAATTACTCTTCTATAATCTTGTTCAAAGTCACCATTTAGAGTAACATCTAACGATGTGTATGGGCCATTTGCTTTAGATTTAGGATTTTGTGTATTTTGATTTAAAAAATCAACTACTTCATTCCATAATTTTTCATAAGTCTCAAATTTTTTAGCAGTTAAGTTTATTTGCATAATTTTTGGACTTATTACTTGTTGTCCAGCACTACTAACTGCCGGATTATATTGAGAGCTTAAATCAACTACTTGTGATGCAATGTTATTTTCTCTGAATGTATTTAATTCTTCAATCTTATCATCTAAAATAGCATCAACTACTAATTCTCTATTTTTTTGTTTGATCTGTCTTTTATATTCTTCATCATCTGATGATATCATATCAACATACATCAATTGAGCTTTTGGTGTAGTCATCTGCTTATCTGAATAGTTGCAGATAGATTTTAATTGGTCTTTAAAAATTGTCATATTTATTTTTCATGCCATTTTTTGGAATGTCTTTATTTATGGTTTTGACTAAGTCTTCTTTAGAGAGAGTAGCTAATTGATTCAATAGTTGAATATTTCTTTGATAAAGCGGCATGTTAGGTGCTTCTCTTACATGATAAAGATGATAACATTTATGTGGTAGTTCAGTCCACGATAAAAAATTAGTAACTTTAATTGATTGAAAATCGTCTTCTGCTCCCCAGCCTATGAAGTTTTCATTCCAACCGCCTATCTTGTTTATTGCATCTTTTCTAAAGATGCAAATTCCCCCACATAGAGGCACTTTTTGATGATCCGTCTCGCCTCTACCAGGTCTATTAATTGAAACAATTTGGTCTATAGGTAGTCCTGTCTCTTGAGGGTCCAAGTCTATTACAGAATTATAGGGATTCACCATTTCATATTGACTAATTAATTTTAGTGATTCTATTAGAGCGTCTGGGTTCATGATAAGATCTGAGTCTGCAAATGCAACTATATCTGATTTTACGTATTTAAGAGCCACGTTGAAAGACCAAGATTTATTATATGGTTTGTCTGTTTTTAAAAAGATGTGTTGTGCTTTGAGATTCAAGTGTGAAATTTTAGAATACTTATCTTGTTCTACTAATATTACTTGAACAGATGAAAATGCATTAATCCAGTCTAACACTCTTTTTAGATTCATAAATCTATCTACTCTGTGTCTATATCCTATGATATAGGTGAAAGCGTATTTTTCCATTAATAGGTTTTATTTTTTTATTATAGATTGTAAATTACCTAATGTTTAAATAAGTAATGTTTTTATATATAATAAAAATTTAAATTTATGGACTTATCTAGAGTTTTAGTCTGTTTTGGTACTAGACCAGAATATATAAAGGTGAAATCAATAATAGATAACCTACCGGTTAAGACTTGTTTTACTGGTCAACATAAAGATCTACTAAGTGAAGTTAAAGTTGATATCAAGTTGAATATCAGTGATGAATTATCAACTAATAGATTAAATAATATTATAGCAAATATTCTTAGAAATGAACATATTTTTGATGATGTTGATTATGTTTTAGTTCAAGGTGACACATCTACTGCTTGTGCAATATCTATATCAGCTTTTAATTGTCAAAAAAACATAATACATTTAGAAGCGGGACTAAGGTCTGGTGATATTTCTAATCCATTTCCAGAAGAAATGAATAGGCAATTAATAAGTAGAATATCTTCTATACACTTATGTCCAACTGAATTTAATGCTAAAAACTTATTGAATGAAAATATAAGAGATAATGTATTTGTTGTAGGGAATACTGGACTTGATAATATAGACAAATCTAATTGTATTTATGATGATAAAATATTAATTACTCTACATAGAAGAGACAATCTTTCTATTATGGACAAATGGTTTGAGTCAATAGACAAACTAGCTTCTGAAAATAAAGACATTGAGTTTATTATCCCGTTGCATCCTAATCCTGATGTTCAAAAACACAGAGATATTCTAAAAAATGTAAAAATTGTAAGTCCTTTATCTCATCCAGAGACAATTGACTACATAAAAAAATGTAAATTTGTTATAAGTGATAGTGGTGGACTTCAGGAAGAGTGTTCTTTTTTGAATAAGAAAATTATTGTTTGTAGAAAAACTACAGAGAGACCTGAGAGTGTTGGTGTTCATAGTTTTTTATGTGAATCTCCAGATAAATTATCTAAACTATTTGATTTAATGAAAAATGATTATGTTGTTGATGCTGATTGTCCTTATGGAGATGGTTTAAGTTGGAAAAAAATAAAAGAGATATTAATTAAAAGAACATAAATTTTATTTCTTCTTCATTGAGTTTTAGATTATGTAATCGAAGATATGGATTGATAACTAATCCATCAATATATTGTACATTGTATTTCAATTTATCATACAAAAAGGTGTTTTTATAGACATCTTCATTTACGAATAGTTCATTTTCTACTTTAGTATATTCAAAAATTTCTATCTGAAATTTATCAAACTGAAAAGAAGTCCAGTGTTTATTTTTTTCTTTTGATAATCCAAGTTCTTCTATTTTTTTATCAATTACCATAAACTGAAGAATTTTAATTTCTCTTTTATTTTGTGTAAGTAAGAGAAGACTTAATCCAAAAAATACAACACCAAATTTCTGATTTATTTTTTTTATTGTATCAAATACATCATCGGTGTAGTTTAACTCATCTAATTTTAGAGTATCGATGAAAATACTTTCTATGTCATTTCCTAAAAGTTCTATTAATTTTTTGTCACTCATAACATGCTTAGTAACGTGAAAATTTGAATTTTTAAAATCAATTTCTAATTCTTTGAATTTATAATCAAAAAATTCATCAAGTAGTAGATAAATCTTTTTATAATTTTTTATTTGAACAATATTCATTAAAAAATTATTTAATTCTTCAATAGTATAGAAATAGTTTGTATCTAAATAATATAAATTTCCTGATTCGTTATGGTATTCTTTAAAAAGTTCAACTTGAAAATTATTTAATTCGGCTCTTGATTCTCTTACTAAATTATTGCATTCTTCTATCTCAATTCTTAATTGATTAAAATTATTTGAATTCCATCTGTTATTATATGAATGATTATAAATGACACATGTTTTAAGTATTTCTTCAATTTTTTGATTGTAAAATTTTTCAAAAATACTTTCAAAATGTAAAGCATACTTATAGCCTTCCTTCTGTATCGTTTTTGATAGTTCTAATTCTTCATTAAGTCCATGAAATTCCTTTAAGTTGTAAAAAAAGTCAATCCAGATATCATCAATTATAAAAATTAAAGTTGTGTCTGATATTTTTATTTCTTTTATTTTATAAGAACTTTCTTTTTTTATAGATTCTTGAACTCTATTAAGGTCTTCCTTATTTATTACTATATCTATGTCGTCATCCCAAGGAATAAATAGAGAATCGTGCCTTATAAGTCCCAATAGATTTCCGAAAAAAATACTATAATTTATACCGTTTCTATTCAAAATTTCAATATACTCATCTACTATTTTTTTAATATAAAATTGTTTTTTTTCAACTTCACTGATAAGCTTTTTGATTTGTAGTTTTTTGTTAATTTTTTTTAAAACTAGTCTTATTAAATAAGGATCTTCTCCCATATAAGGAGATAAACCTTTATCTTCAATTTCAAATTCACAAAAAATACTCTTTTTATTAAATAGTTTTACTAAACACTCTTTTTTAAATAATGTTCTTTTATGTATTTCACCTATTCCTGATTTGAAATTAGCCTCGATATAATCTAATTCTTCATATTCTGTTCCAATAGTAGATCTTGTCTCGATAAACAATAATGAATTTTCATTCATATTTTCTGAAATGTTGTTTATGAATCTTAGTACATCATTATAAGATAAGGCATGCAAAGTAAATCGAGAATAATAGATATCAAAATTATTATAATCATAATCGATAAATGAATCACATATCACATTAATTTCGTTATTATGAGATTGTAATATTTTGCATATTTCTGTCGAATTATCGATGCCTGTGCAATTATAGCCCGATTGTAAAAAATGAAATAAATCTCTTCCGTTACCACAGCCTAAATCTATCATTTTTTTATTATTTGGATATTCTTTAAGATAATCCATAACAAATAAACAAAAATTACTTGGCTTATTTTCGAAATTATGATTCGTTTTATAAAAATTGTTCCAGTAGTTATTTTGCATTTAGATATTTTCTTATTATTTTAACAGCCGTTTCGGCTCTCACATTCCAAGAATTAAGTTTTGCTATCTCTATTCTTTTTTTGACTAATTCTTTATTGTCTTCATTTGCTGCCTCTTCTATAATATCCAAACAATTATCTATATTCATAAAGTAGCAAATATCTTTAAACCTTTCTAATTCTATCATTTGTGTTACTACTGGTGGTTTTCCAGATGATATGTATTCATAAAATTTAATAGGGTCACAACCTTTTATCATTTCTGTTAATTTAAATGGAATTATTGGTACATCTATATGAGATAAGTAATTTGGTAGTTCTTCAATTTTTTTATGGTCTAAATAGTGTATATTGTCGTTTGATATTTTCTCATTATAGTATTTATTTCCACCAATCATTAAAATTTGATATTTTGTTGAAATTTTTTCGACTATATCCCAATCGAGCCAAGTCGCCATCGCGCCATAGTAACCAACTACCGGACCTGTCAAGTCCGGAAAGTCATTTGGTTTTTCTAATTTATTGATGGACTTTTCAAATAGTTCAAAGTCAGAACCATTTGGTAACATAAAGACTGGTTTTCCGGATTTTTTGTGTTCATCGTACATTATTTTAGCTGATGCGATTATCACATCTGCTTTTTCTACAGCCGTTTTAAGCTCAATTGACCATTCAGCAAACTCGTCAACCGGATTGTCAATTGCGTCAAAAATTACCAAGTCCCAATCTGTCAGTTCTTTTATATAATGGTGTGATGGATGTGAGAACCAATAAACTTTTTTTCCTTTGAATAGATGTTGAAATTCTTCAATTTTCAGATATTGGTCAACTATAAATAAATTATTATTTAGTTTTTGTATTCTTTCTTTTTGTCTTACTTCACCTCTTGAATTCCAGAATATACTTCTCACATTTTTTTGATTAGCAAAATTTTTCATTAATTGTTGAGGTCTTTGGAATAATAAATGCCAATTTATTGTGGGTGGATATAGAATAGTTACGTATTCTTCAATATCATCAAATAAAGACTGAAATTCAATATCTGTTATAAATCTTTCAGTGATTCTACCGTCCCAATTTTTATAGGCTTTGCCTAAATGAATAATTTGATTTTCAATTTTTTCTCTCTCTGTAAATTTATCTCGAAACAATAAGTCATCAAAGGCCGCGTTTTTAGAGTATTCTGGGTAAGATTGTTGTTTAGTGTAATGAAATAGGTGAAAAAATCCTAAACCTTTATCTTCTTCAAATTTTGTATATAATCCAATATTTGTTTTATCTTGTTGTGATTGTAATAGTTTATCATAGGATTGACATATCCATCTGTCTGAAGTATATAATACATTTTCATTTAAAATACTTGTATCAATTTCATCAGAGACAATGATATCAGCGTCTAATGTTAAAATGAAACCTGGACTTTCTAAACTATTTATACCAACATTTAAAGCTTTTCCTTTATTAAATTTATCACCATTTTCAAACATTGAATTTGTTACGACACAATTTACTTTATATTCTTCGCAAATTTTTTGGCACATAAAATCATCAGGACTGGTGACTATTGTTATATTTTCAAATATCTTAGTATTATGTTTTAGTGTTACTATAAGATAATCATTATAATTTACAGAAATAATTATTACATCTAATTTTCTGTTTATTTTGTTATTTATTGTTGTTTTATTTGATTTTGTTATTTTTGGAATATCTTCATTTGATTCTAATAAATTGACTAATTTTGATTTTTTTTCTAATAAAACCTCTTTGTTTCTTAATTTGTCTAAGAAATTATCTTTACCTCTTTCAAATAAAGTATATTTATCTTTTTCTTCATATAAATCAGAATTAATTGAGGCATTTTTCAAATGATACTCTGTAAATACATAATTTGGATTTGACCATATTAATTTTTTTTCTTCAGATTGTTTCATTGCGTATTCTATCAACTTAGAGTCTAAGTCTTTTTTGATGATGTATTGTATTTTATTATTTTTAGGAAGTCCATCAAAATGAGCATCCAAAAATACAATAATCTTGTTGATAAAAGAGTTTGAAGAATTTAAGTTTAAACAATTAAATATATTTTTCTTATAATTTAATAATTCGAAATATGAGATTTTTGTAATAAGTAACATATACTATATATCATAAAAACATTATTCTAAATGAAAAAAATAGGAAGAACTGAAAAAATTTATTTTCCAAAATTAAATGGAAGTGTAATTACTGGTAAAATAGATACTGGTGCTTATAGTGCTGCTTTGCATGTAGATTTTGTAAAAGTTGAGGATAGTGGTTTAAAAGTAAAAGTAACAAATCATACATATATCTTTCATGAATGGACTGAAATAGATGTAAAGAGTTCAAATGGTAAGGTACAGAAAAGATTTGGTATAAAATTAAAAATGATACTAGGTCAAAAAAAATATTCTATATTTGTGACTCTTACTGATAGAAAAAATATGAAATACCAGTTATTAATAGGTAGAAAATTTCTACATAATAATAATTTTTTAGTTGATGTAAAGAAAAAAAATATACATGGTAAGCCTAAAAAAATATAATTATTTCACTGGTGAAATCAGTTGTGTTGCTCGAGGTGTGAGTGATATAGTTAATTTTTTTGATTTAGCGGGTAGTAATTATATATTAATAACGCCACCAAAACCACAATCTTCTAATAAAATTCACGATTTGTGTCTTTTTCATTATTTAAACAATAAGCTTATAATTAGTAGTTTTGATGACTTTGTTGATAAAATAACAAATTCGTCTAATTTTTTTAGAGTCGATATAATAGTTATCGATATGTGGTCTATCAATAAATCATTAATTTGGAAATATTTAGAAAAAATTGAAAAATTAAATTTACCCATTATAATAGTGGCTAAAGAATTTCACTATAAATCAAATGATGATGTAAATGAATTTCACATAAGGACTGAGTATAAAGAAATGTATAAAAGTGAAGTTTGGATAAATGATAAAATTAACAATACGTCATCTACTACAGAATCTTTGAAATTAGCATACATCAGAGATAAGAAATTAGAATATTTATTTGAAAAAAAGAAATAAATTTTGTAAATTTGTAAATAATTTAATATAATCATGAGAATATCAAGAAAATTCAAACAACTTACTAGTTTTACATATCCTTTCGGTACGGAAAAATTACTTGAAAATTATTTACCACAACAGATACACAAAGATGAATTTGACAATTACTACCTACAAATAGGTGAAAATCCAACCACAATGTTTACTTGTCACTTAGACACTAGTTGTGGTGCCAGGGAAAAAGTAAATCATGTTATTGAAGGTGATTTTATTAAGACTGATGGTTCAACAATATTAGGCGCAGATGATAAAGCCGGAATGATTGTTCTTCTTTATATGATAGAAAATCAAGTTCCTGGACTTTATTATTTCTTTGTAGGTGAGGAAGTTGGCTGTGTTGGTTCCGGTAAGTTATCAAGAAATTGGCTTTCTACTGATTTCTCTAAATATATTACAAAAGTTGTATCATTTGATAGAAGAGGTACTACATCAGTAATAACAGAGCAACTTTTTGGTGTTTGTTGTTCTGATGAATTTGCAAAAGAATTGTGTGATAGATTGAACAACACAGAACTTGAATTAGAATACAAACCAGATCCTACTGGAATTTATACTGATTCTGCTAAGTTTACCTCACTTGTTCCTGAGTGTACTAATATTTCAGTTGGTTATTATAATGAACATACTACAAGAGAAGTTCAAGATATAGAGTTCCTCAAAAGACTTTGTAAGGCTGTTTGTTTGATTGATTGGGAAACACTACCTGTTGTCAGAAATGTTTCAAATGATTTTGAAGAGCAAGAAGACGAACAATGGCAGTATGATGAAGATGATGAATGGTCTATTGATCTGTATTCTTATTTTAGCATCGGAGAAGCTGATGATTCAAAAAAAATGTATATCTCAAAGTCGCAAATTGAAAAAGAAAAACAGGACATTCGGAATTGGATTTTACAAAATGACATTTATCCAGGATTGACTGATTTATCCTGGGACGGTAATTCTTTATATGTTGAAACTGATACTAATTATGAGTTTTTAGCAAATAGGATGGATTTATTAGAAATGATACCTGAACTTTCTGAAGTTAGTGCATCAAAAGTAAGATTAAAATTGAATTGATTCTTTTTTTGGGTTCAGGTAATCAGGATGTTTTGATATAATTAACATTTGTCCAGTAGTCAGTTCATTTGGATTCCATTTTTTTTCTTTACAGAATTTCACTAAGAATTTTTCTCTTAGTAATTTTATTTCGTTTTTTGTCAATTTTTTCATAACATGAATATATATACAAAAACTTGTAGTGCGATGCCACTAATTACTAGTGGTTTGTATAATTTTTCTTTATCGTCTTTTATATCTTCTGAATTTATCTTTTTATAGGTTTGTTTTAAAGATATTTTATGAAAAAAATTAAACATTGAAATTTGACCTAAAATAAATGGTATTGAATATAATAAACCTAAACCACTAATTAAAATAGAAGATGTAGTGAGTAAAACTATAATTCTTTGTAAATAGAATATATTTGAGCATTTGTATTCACTATTTCTTTTACACTGATTTTTATAATGTGTAAAAAAACCTTCTCTTACACCCTCTGAGATAGAGTAGAGTATCCAAACTATATTAGCTATTGTTATTGACCAAAATATCATATTAAACATATATATTAAAAAAAATTACTATATTTGTTCTATGTTTGAGATGAAGGGAAAAATAGTATTTGATCCAATCAATGTGACTAAAAAGCACAATGCTCAATCTGCGTGGAAAAAAGTCGCTATCGTAAAATTTGATTGTGACCTTTATGAATACTACTCTTGGTTTTTGAAAAAAAGATTCAATTTATTCTTAAACAAACCTTTAAGAGGAACTCACTTAACTTTTATTAACGATATTGTAGATGATGAAATTTATTTACAAGCAAGAGACCTTTTTGATGGAAAAGAAGTCGTAGTTAAATGATCCTTATTTTGGATATCACATAACTATTGGTTTAGCAACTCACTTGCAATTAGAACACTCTAAGTATATAACTGACCAGTGTATAAAATTTGGGGTATAAAAAAAGAGAGAATTTAATTCTCTCTTTTTTTTATTTAATATTTTATTATTAAAACATATAACCTGGTTTACGTGTTTGCATTGAGAAATCTCTTGATAATACCTCACTTATATCAGCTGTGTTTGTCAATTTTTCTACAGGTAGTCCGATTGTAAAACAAGCTGCTTTCAAAGTAGTTGTAAAATAATCTAAGAAATCATTTATTTTATTTTTATCGTCTAAAACCATTCCAGCCCAAAAAGATAATGCACCTACACCGCTTGTGACTGCTCCACCTAATATGAATGTTAAGGCATTGCTACTAAGCTCTGCTGATTGATCTGATGTCAAAATTTTATCCCAGTTATAAACATATCCGTATTCTTTTTTTCCAAAAGTGTCCATCTGTCTTCGTAATTTTGAGGATCATAATGGTGTTTTGGTGCAAAATCAGCACCAGAGTCTGTGTCTAAAAATCCAAACTTTCTATTTAATTCGTCATGAATACGTCCATATATTTGGCTCCTCTTACCTACACCATATAGTATCATACCTATTCCTAATAAAAACATTGATCCTCCTAAAACTTGTGCCGCTGCTGATAGCCACTTAAGGGTTTTTTGTTTTGCAACAGATTCAGAAAGTATATTTTCAATATGTTTTCTTTCACTTTCAGTCACTTCAAATCGAATATTTCCTTCTTCTTCTCCAAAGATGTCAAACTTTTTCGCGGTCTCATAATGGAGAATACAGTTGTCTACATCTATATATTTTAACTTCCCAAAAGTAGGATGTTTTGGTGCATTTTTTTCAATTGTCTCTTTTAGAGTTGCATACAGTGATTGCATTTCCTCAGTAACATTCAAATCTTTAGATAGTGCTTCTACTTTTGATTTTAACTCAGCTTCACTTTGTGGATCTGATGCTGAAATTGCTTTAGTAAAGGATTTTGGATCAATAGCCTCTCTAATTTCTTTTTGAGATTGTGCCTCGATTTTATCTAAAAGATTTTTAATTGGGGCATTTTGTGAATCTTGTTGAATTGATTGATTAATCAACTCAGCTGCTTTTTTTGCTTCTTCTGGTTTTGTCTCAATTTTACCAGTTGATTTATCTTGAGAGTTCAATTCATTTTCGTAGACTTTTTGAAATCCTCTAAAATTTTTAACAATTTTTTTCATGTCTTTATTAATTTTTTTATTAATCTATATATTTAATTATATTTTCTTTTTTTTT